TTTGCCATCCTGCTGACTGACTGTGAAAGAACCCTCTCTGTGCGGCATGTTATTCTCCGTAATGAGGTTCAAGTTGGCCCTCGTTCATAATCATGAGGAGGCCACGCTTGTCCTCAACAACATATCGGATGGTATCGCTCTTCAGCTTCCTGAACACAGCAACAACCGTGCCGTAGAACAGGTAGTCGCCAGTGACCTTCTTCACTTGGTCGCCAACGCCGTACTTGTCACCTTCCGGTGCGAAGCTCATCGTCTTTCTCCTGAGTCATATCATCGAGTTGCGCGGGTAACTTCCCCTGCTTAATCATCTCCTCGTAGTAGATGAGGCAGGCGGCATTGAAGCGAATCGCGGCGAGGTGGTCCTCACTACGATCGCCCATGAGGTAGTCGTACATATGGCGCATCATCGACTCGAACGCACGGGTGAAGGGTTGGCCCTTCTTCCAGTTGTCGCGCGCGTACTTCTTCGCGCCACGCATGTACAGTTCAACGTCACGCTTGAGAACGATCCAGGGGAGGATCGTCCAATCGAGCTTGTCCGTGGAGACATCACGGACCATGCCGGTGTCGAACGATTGGCGTTGGCCGGAATCCTTCGTGACGAAGGTTCCATGGGGTGTAGCGCCAAGGATGCCAGGCGGCATTGCGATTCCTAAGCCGCAGCACGCTTCGCAGGCCAACGCTTCTTGAGGGGATAGGTTACGACAGGCGGGACATGGAGAAACAGTGTGCAAGTGGAACTCTCCAATGAAAAACCCCGCCGCCGGATTGCCCAGATCCGACGACGGGGCACACCAAGGAGTAGGGTTAGTGGATGATAGGCTGGCGACGGTTGCGTGTCAATATCTCTGGCTCCGTCTTCACGTCAGCCAGGTGGTCATCGACAGCGGCCTGGATCTTCTTCCGCAGAGCTTCGCCTCCGTCAGCATCCAGCGTCTTCAGCAGCGCCTGCTGCTTGAGGTACGCTTCCCTGCCGGTGAGGTAGCTGTGGATCAGCTTGCTCGCCTCGCCAGCGAAGTTGAACTGGATGGCCCGGATCGCACTGCCGATCGAGTAGTGGACCAACCACTTCAGTTCGTCGAAACACTCGGGGGCACGGTCAGGCAGATCACCGCAGAACGCCTTGTAGGCTTCCTCGCCCTTCTCATGGCCCTTCAGAGCCTGCTCCCACAGAGCCTTCGTCAGGCTTTCGATCGAGCCGATAATCGGCTCCAGTTCAGCGTCAGACACCAGGCTCAGGGCGACCTGGGGGTAGGGCACATCAGACTTCTTGGCCTCTTCCTCGGCCAGTCGCTTGAACTCATTGAAACGCTTGAGCGCCTCGGGACTCTCCTTGATGAGAGCCTCAGCTTGCTCCATCGTCATGAGCTTCACCTTGACCTTCGGCTTCTCTTGCTCGCTCATCAATCAACTCCGCTTGGTGTGAAAGATACTGGAACAGCTTCTCAGCCATCTGCCCCGGATCGCTGTCGCAGTATGCGTGCGCTGCGTTCCAGGGTGAGGGCACAATGCAGGCATTGCCGCCAGCTTCGATGAACTTCTTACAGTTGTCGTCGCTGTCGTCAATCAGAATCCTGTCGCCCTTCGCAAGCAGGAACTTCCTACTAGTGAGGATAAGGCGAGACAGGTAGTTGGGGATGTGCTTCTCGACCCAGAGGTACTTACCGGCATAGCTACCTGGGTCACGCGAAGGACTGGTTAGCAGGTAGATATTCTCGGCACCCACAGCCTCCTCTGCGGCGAGAAGCAACTCGTGACCACCGTTGCACCAATCAAGGTTGGCCCAGAAATCGGTGCCACGGCAGGCATCCCAGAACTGCTTCTCCGTGCAGCCGAGATGCTCCCAGATGTTCCACTTCTGCGGGAAGGGGTGGAACCTCTGATCCTTACGCCGACCGAACGCCTCCATGACGGAGCCGTAGAAGTCGGTCAGCACGCCATCCATGTCGAAGAAGACGATCGGCTTAGCCATTAGCGCTACTGATAAATCGGGGGGTTCCCGTCAGCGCAGGCGGAGTGGGCGAACTCGGTGCCGTTGCGAACGGTCAGACGCTCACCCTTGTCGGCAGGGTAGTCGTCGTTCTCCATCCAGATCCTCTCGGACGGCTGGATGACCGGGATCATGCAGAGGCGGCAGACGCGCGCCTCCCTGGCCTGTTCGACGGTTAGCATGGTGCCCTCCTACGTCTCGCGGATGGTGATGCCGTGGATAGCGTGCATCAATTTCCGCTTCATGACGTACTCCCTTGTTCGGAATCCTTTCACGTCTTCAACAACGTCTTGTTGTTCACGGACATCATAGTACAGGAAATCTGCTATGTATGTACAGATCAATTCGTTGTTCACACGCAACGGAAACCGACAAGCTGGCACATTCGTCCGTAAGTCACGGATGTGGCCCGCTTTCTGGAGCAGCTTCAGGTGAACGTAGCGGGCACCCTCGCGCTTACTGTCGAAGGTAATACCGTCGATCTTCACCTTGATGTTGTTAAACTTCCCTGGCATCCTGCCCTTGCTCCGTATTGACGCCGAACGTCTGCTCGGTCATTGACCACCACTTGCGGACGGAAGCCTTCACCACGAACTGATCCGGCTTCCGTCCGCTTCCGCCATCGAACGCACCCTCCATTCGAGTCACCAGGCCAGCGTAGGACATCTGCCGTAAGATCGTCCGCGCCGTCGCCACCTTGCAAGAGGTGAGGTTTGCCAAGCCTTGACTGTCGATAGGCTTGTCAAGCGAGCAGATCGTCGCGAAGACTTCCAGCCTCCTGCCAGTCAACAGGTTAAAGATGTCGGGTACACTAGCCACGTTTCTTCCCTTCCTTGATTTGCGCGGCTGCCAACTCAAGAGCCTCACGCTGCCGGAACAGATTGCCCTTGGGCGATCGCCACGACTGCTCTCCATCCAGATACAGGCCGCACTTTGTCCACCCCAACGGAGCCAGGGCGGACGGATCAAGCGGTTGCTCAGCCTCGGCCTGTGCAGTCTGAGCCTCCGCCCACTCGAACAGTTCATTCTGGATCATTGATGCTTCTCCCGATGCCCTGCTTCATCTTGGCGATCATCGCCTTCACCTCAGCTGCCGTAGCTTTGGTGGCGTTCTCCTGCTCACGTCGCACAGCAGCCTCCTTCTGCTGCCTGGCGATGCGTGTGGCGGTGTCCTCAGCGATCGGGCCTACACTCTCTGGCACGTCATCCCAACGCATCTGGTTGAGCCAGGTAGCAGGGTGAGGGATGAACTGCCCACGGTCCTTACGCCACGGTTCTGATCGCCGCTGGATGGCAAGCGATTCGAGGATCTGCTGAAGCATCTTGGCGTTCGGCTTGATCTTCCGCCACGCCTTCAGCGCTGCACCCTTCCCGATCTTCTTGGGGTATGCGTTCCAGAACTCGATGAAGTCTTCAGGAATGTGGACGGTCTGAGGAACGTCGTCATCCGGGGCCGGATCTACTGGCTTCACAGCCTTTTCCTTCGACCCCGGTGTCGGGAACCTCAGACCGCCAATCTCCTGTTGAACCCATCCCGCTCGGAACATCGCCTCGCCGATGAGTGGGATGCCGCACATGAAGTCAATGTCGGACAGGACCGCCTCACCAAGGAACCCATCCGGGGCAACATCATCGATCGTTGCCCGGATCTGGATCAGCCCGGTAACAATGACGCGGCTGACCACTTCCTGCCGGACAGTCACGTTGATGTACTGATCCGGCAGGTCGGGGAACAACCACTTGCGGAACGCCATCTCGTTCCCCAGGAACCGCGCCATCTGCTGTACCTTCGGGTTGTGCAGCAACGAAGTCTTGACCGTTACTGAGTCTTTCACGGCGTCCCTCGATAGACGACGAAGTTGCCTTCGTGATCCTGCCCAACGTCGCGGAACAGCTTCTCCAGAACCTGATCCTCGCCCTCCTTGAGAACCTGCGTGTAGCTGCCAGCCATGGGCACCAAGGCGTAGGTCTGGTTGTCCAGGTCGGCGACCACCGCGCAACGAACCGTTGCCGATGGACCGTACTTCCAGCCGGCGTAGATCGGGATGCGGACCAGCACATCCGATGGCAACGGCTTGCCGCCCGGCTGCAACTCCTGCTGGAGCTTCTTGCCGATGGAAGCCTTGGCCACATCGACCTTCACCTCAGTCTCCGAATACCGGGTGAACTTCGCCGCCTCGATCGATTGCACGAGGTTAGCCAGATCCTGGTTGGGCGGATCAGCGAACGTCGTCCGCAGCTTCAGGATCATCGCCGCCGTCTCGAAGTAGGTGTTGGTCCCTTCCCAGACCTTCAGCGTGAGCAGCTGCTTGGACAGTTCCGGCTTGAACGTCGTCCTGCTGCGCCGATCATCGTCGTCGTGGATCAGCACGACTTCCTGTGGGGTGACCCAGGCGGAGACGGTGTTGTCCTTGATCCGCAGGAACTCCTTGGCCATCTTGACCAGAGTCTCCAGGTCCGTAGCGCCATGTTTGCGGAAGCCGGGGGCACCCTCGTAGCGAGTAACCTCGCCTGTCCTGTCCTCGATCCAGTAGACGTGATCCGGCTCGCGATCCGTCCAGAAGATCCTTGCACGCTTGGCCTCATCGACCAAGTCACGAACCCACTGCAACGCTTCCTTCAACATGATCGCCTCCAATCAGGGATCGTATCTCGCCCAGTTCCCAGCGCTTGATCTTGATACCGTTGGCAATGATGACCCGCGCTGGGGGTAGGTTGCCACTTTTCTCGTGCCGCCAGATTGTCCTGGGGCAGACATTCAACAGCCTTGCAAGTTCCTCTACCGTGATGTGTGAATCATCCGGCAGGGATTGCAGTTCCCTCGTCGTCCGCGTAGTGTTGCGGATTCGCTTCGAATAGCCGACCATTGTTTCCATCCTCAAACTCCTCGATGGTGGTTTGAGCCGGATCTTCCGGCGAATACTTGCGGAACGCAACACGGTGATTGCGCCCGTCCCGTTGAACTTCGCCGATCGTTGATGCCGTCTTGCGCATCGGCACCTTGGCGATCGCCTCAACCTTCGCCTCGACCAGCCCGTTGTCGAGCAGGCCGAAGGTGATGGTGATCGCTACCTTGCGTGGTTTGCCATCCTGACCACGATCTTCCAGATCGTTGATCGCGTCACGGATTGCCGCATCGATGATGGCTCTCGATGCTCCGTAGTCCAGTTCACCCAGCGTGTCGCAGGTGATCGGTAGAATGCTATTGCTCATGGACTCAACCATCCTTTGAAGATGCCCTCAGCCAGCAGATTTGCCAGCCGTTTTTCCCCATCTGACATAGTCTTCCACAGCGCAAGCTGCCTGTCAAAACAGGCAGCGTCTTCCTCGCTGCTCAGACCGCCAAACAGCTGGCGTGCGACCAAGTGCAAGTAGTCAACGCACCTCGCCATTGACCCAGCCGTTGCTTCAATTGACCGTTCTTGTGGCATTGCTTCCCTACGTTACGTTGTCGAAGCATTCCTTCTGGATTCTCTCAACCTCAGCCCACTCCCAGTGGGACATCTTGTTGAAGAGAACCATGTACTTCGCCCGGTAGAAGTCGTTGTACCGGGAGAAGTCTTCGCGTTCAGCCTGAGCCTTCACCTCCTCGTCCACAATCTCAAGGACGAGGAGGCGGAGATACTCCATCTGAAGGTCAGTCAGTCGAGGGGTCGGGGCCACCGTCGAAGTTGCCATCGATAACTCCTGATGGGGATGCCTGATCCAGTAGCAGCTGCACGTCGGGGTTCTCCTTGACGCCAAGCTGGCGAACGGGAGCGACACCCAACTCGGCGTACTCCTCCTCCATCGCCTGCTTCTGCGCCTCGGGGCACATGGAGAGGCGACTGCACAGCTGACGAAGGACCGTCTTCATCGCCATCTTGTCGAAGGCGCTGGACCAGCCCGGCCCCTTGCCGCCGTACTTCTCCTTGTGATCGATCACCTGCTGCTTCGTCATGTACTCGAAGTCGCGCCCGCCGTTGACGTACTTGACCGCAGCGTAGTACCCGATCACATCGCCACGTTCCTTGTTCAGGTCCGGCTCGTGGATGAGACGCTGCTCGTCGCCGTACACGATCTCGAACCTGTCGTTGGCATGGACGCAACGGACAGGCAGTGATGCGACATTGCCCTGCCTGAACGCAAGGGCGACCAGCCCCTTCCAACCAACCTGGAAGATCGCCATCATAGCCTTCTGCGTGGTGCCAGGGATCTTCGTGAACCGTGGGACAAGGTAGGCGTGCCCCAGCGGACCCGAGAGTTCCAGCCCCAACTCAGCCGCCTTGACGACGCCAAGGATGATCGACTGCTGGGTGCATTTGAGTAGCTCGGGGTTCTCGCTACACAGCGTCACCGCTTGCCGAACCAACCGCTGCGGGTTGATCCCCTGTGTCACGATCTTCCCGATCTGCTGAACCACTGTCGGGGATTCCAAGAACCCCTTCATGGCGCGGAACTGCTGTTCCACAATTTCGTTGCTCATCTGCTAACTCCAGTTCGTACTCTGCCACGTCATGGATGACGCAGTAGGTGTTGTTGTGAAGGTTGCGAAGGGAGTAGAAGAACCCCATCACACCCGCCGAATCCTCTGACAGCGTTCGCCCCAGGACGCGGAACCGAATGTTCCCGATGTCGTGAGGCATCTTGACGAAGTCGCCTGGTTTGAAACGGGCCAGCTTCATTGTCACATCCATGTACATGGACTCTTGAGAGTTAAACCTCTTGGTGTTGAGATTCACTTTGGTTCCCTCAGATCGAAGCGGTAACTATCGCTCGGCTCGACCCAGTAGCCCTCTTTGTGGATCGGCCTCCTTGTCATCCGGTATCCAGCCGGCGTCAGCGCCACCTGAGCATCGCCCATCCTCTCGATGAGCCTCGCTTGGCAGGTGTCCTTGGCCTGCTGCAACTCCTTCAGCTGCTTCTTCATGCTGGAGAACTGAAGGAGTAACACAGCGGTGTCCCTGTCGTCAAGGATGATCTCCTTGTCCGGCGTCAGCTTCTGCTTCTGGCGAATAACCCGCGCCGTATCTGGGTGCGACCAGTCGTAAGGCGGAGGCGTCCGCTCCACAACCATCCGCCAGAATACCTCGACCTGCTTGACCAACTCCTGGCAGTAGGCGTAATCGTAGGGGATGTGATACACCCTCAACTCCTGACCGCCAAGGAGAACGGCAACGTCAGCCCAAGGGATCTGCGCACACTCCATCTGATGCTGGACCTGAGCGTAGATGTCGGGCGGGATGTCTTGCGTGTGTTCAGCGCCCCAGCCGTCGTCGTAACGGTAGTTCTTCAACTCAAGGATTCGCTGGCTGGTGAACACCTGGGCCATGCGGTCAATGCTCGCAAACATCCAGGGGATCGTCGGGTGCATCGTCAACCTGGAAGAAGGGAAGGAAACCTTGTTCCCAGTCTCTTCCTCGTACCTTGCTGCGATCACTGCTTCTTGAAGGAGGCCGCTTCTTTGCGCCTCCGTCTGGGGGGCTGGCTCGATCTCCCCCACCTTCTCCAGGTAGAGCGTCAATGGGATCTTCCACTTGCTCAGACCCAGGATGACGGGTGTATCTGACGAGCCTACCCCATTCATCCGTCTTTGTAGCCACTCCTGCCTTTCCTGGGATGGAGTGTGGGAAGCAGTCAGGACAGTACCATCGCTCATCAATGTACTCCACTCTCAAAAGCCAGTGATCGTTGCCATCTTCAGCGAAGTCGATGTCGCATTCACACATGCAGCACGCAAGGATGTAGTCACCATTGTGCTTGGTGAGCTTGTTCAACTCCTGACCCATGCGGTGCTGAATGCACAGCATCCGTAGGGTTCTGTCTCGGTGAGGAGTTCTCATCTTTTCAGAGCCGGCATTGTAGATGCCGCACCGGAGTTCCTTGGAGTAGGGGCTGGCGATGTTCAGCTGATGTTTCGCCCACCACTGTTTCTGCTTCTCTGTGTGCCTGTACTTCTTTCGCTGTTGCTGCTCAGTCACGTTGGACACTCGTTCGTCTTCTTGCCAATCTCGATGCGAGCGACATCTCCGTGCCGGTCGCATACGCGGTACTTGCCGAACCCGAACTTGAGCGCCGCCTCCTTCGCAGCCGCTACTGACTTGAACACCCCGCAGATACTGACATCAATCGCCTTCCCTTTCTTCTTGAGTTTCCACAATTCGTACATCACGCTTCTTGTTCCGCTCCTCTGCTTGAAGAGCGGCCTCCTTCTTCACCATGGTAAACACCACGCTGAGAACGGGAGGGCGACCAGTATGTGGCAAGACGATCCCGTTCTCCTCGCAGTGCTTGACAATCTGCGGGTAGGTCCAGCCCCGAAGGTGCCAGTCAAGGAAGCGTGCGCCGATCGTCCGCAGTGCGGCATCCGGCTCGAACCGCCTGTTCCCCTTCTGCCCTACAACCTTGTAGCCGTAGGGTGCCTTCTGGTTGATGGGCCTGCCCTCCCTCCTTCGCTGCGCCTGGAACGCCTTCATGCGTTCCCGCACCATCGCCCGCTCGAACTCCGCACACAGGGCGAACAGCTTCAGGGCGAACGATCCCATCGGCGATCTGGTGTCAACGTCGAAGTCAACGAAGATCACCCGGATGTTCTGCTCGTTCCACCGCTCAAGGGTGTTGACACAGTCCACCATGCTACGCCAGCCACGATCGACGTGCTTCATGATGACGGCATCGCCAGGCTTCAGCGTCATTAACAGCTGGTGCCCGGCCTGCCTGTTGCCCAGAGGTATCGAGCCTGACACGCCTTTGTCGATGAAGATGTTGGCCATGTCGTAACCGTTCGCCTTCAGCTTGTAGTCGTAAGCCTGAAGGATGACGGTCTGCTGTGCCTTGAGAGTTGTCGCCTGCTCATCGGTCGAAGCACGGATGTACCCGTATGCCATATCATTCGTCATGGTCGCGCCTCAGAATGGTAGCTCGACTTCCTTGTCGTCCCCGTTCAGGCCACGCTCCACAGCGGAGCATGCCAACCTGAAGGCTTCCGTTGCCGAGATATCCGACAGCCACTTCATCCCGCCGAAGAGGACTAACCATCCGTGGTGTTTGTGTGCGTTTGAAAACGCTGCGAAGTACACATACTCAACGTAATATACAGGAACGCCGAGATCGGTGTCAATGGGTTCCGCATCCAGGCAGAACACCTTGCCGCCGGTGTGTTCGGTCAAGATGGTAAAGCCAAGCCGATGCACCTTCTCCTCCCAATCGAACGGGATGGAAACCATGGTGCCACGCTTGCCAAGCCTGTCCCTCAACTTTCCCTTCTTGATGGTGAACTTGCAAACATTCGGGCGACCGAACCGCACATCAAGTCTGGATACTGCGTCGTTGAAGTATCCCGTGGCTTCGATCATACCCTTGATGCGAGCGGCGTAGTCAGCGTGCTTCAACACCTTCTCGTTCCTTGTCATGGCTACCTCTGCAACATGAAGTCAGGTGGAAACTGGCGCAGTTGCAGCCAGTCCGGGAACTCGGACATATCTCCTCCCTTCTTGTTGAGGAGCTTCATCAGGATTCCATCGGCAACGCACCGGGAACCCAGCTGCTTGACGAACACGGGGACGCTGTGCTTCTGACACTGCACAACGACGCTCTCGACCCACTCCACATCGCATGGCCTGGACCCGCCGCCAGACTCCCCGCCGACGATGACCCAATCGACGGGGCACTTGGAGAAGTGGACATCCAGGTCGATCTCCTCCAGCAACGGCTCAACGCTGAGGAAGGTGCGCGCCCTGTACACCCTCATCACCGACTGCATGATGGGGATGCGTTCATCCGCACGCTTCTGATCCTCGACCGTCGTGCCGAACATGACGTTCCGATCCTGGTTCCAGACGGTGCCGCGAGGGTTGTCCGCCCACATCTTCTGGATGTTCTGCGGGCGCTTCGTCAACACCAGCCAGGTGAGGTTCTGGCAGTTGTTGATCGTCCGCATGGCCCGGATGCGTGGGTTGAACAGATCATCCCTGTCCTCGAAGAAATCCATGAGGCTACCGCAGAACACCCGACGCTCCTCCTTGGCAGCGATGGCGTCCCGGTTCCACCTAGCAGGCGCTCGCCATGTAGCCTCCGCAGCGATGGGCCTCGTCCCATTATCGCCCTCGCCCCACACGCCTAGTACCTTGGGGTTGCGGTAACTAAACTCCCTGGCGTAGCAGTTATCACAGCCGGGCGACACCTCGGTACAACCACGCCAGGGATTCCATGTGTGGTTGCACCACTGAATGCCAGTCGTATCAGCCATCGTAGTCCCTCGCACTGCCGAACATGGATTCACTGATCTCGTTGGCAGTCGGCAGCTTCTTGCCAACGGTGTGCGTGTTGCCATCCCTGCCTCCCTTGTCGAGCCTTGGGAACTCAGGGAATGCCTGGCCCTGTTGCCATCGTGGCATTTTGATGACCTTCCGGTTGAGCGGGTAGAATTTGTGTTCCATCAGAACCTTGAACATCGTCTCGAACACAAGGATGAACCGCTCGAAGTGGATGATCTTCAGCGAGTTGCATGCGCCGCTAGCTGCCCGCTCACTTACCAACTCCTTCTCGATACTGGCGATGGCCTCTTCCATGTAAGCACATAGCTCGGCCCGCTCACGCATCGCGCCGTACTTCTCGCCAGCAGCGAAGGCTTCATTGCTATCGCCCAGCTTCGTCAGGAGGTTGTGATTGTCCCGCACCATTTGGACGGTGCTAAGGAGGTTCTTCCTGAGCGAACCGATCTTCGCCGTGAGATCGAAGTAATCCTTCCGTGTGATGGTGATGGTCTGCTCCGTCATGTTCACGGTCAGGTCGCGAGGCTTATCCTCCATCGCCTCGCGGAGTATTGCTTCGGCTGCTTGCAATTCCCTCAATGACATTGCGCATCTCCTCATTCTTGTCCCAGTCTACCAGTTGACGCCGCAACTTAGCGACGTACTGACGGAGGGCGCTCAGTTCGTTTGGCAGAGGCGAGATACCAAGCGTGGAGTACAGGCTATCGAGCGCATCCATGTCGCGGTCAAGGAGGACGATGATCTCACGCCGCATGTTGCTGCGGAACTGCTTCACCAAGCCATCCATCGATCAGCCCCTTTCGTGCAGGTTGCGAACGTAGTTCCGCCACTCCTCAACGTACACCCTTGTCAGGCCCGTCTCATCCTCAGTGACGCGGACCTTCGGGGCCAGCCGTTGGAACAGCCCTTCATGCAGTCGGATGACGGTGACTTCCTCGTTGTACACCGTCTCAAGGAACCTCTGGTTCAGGTCAATGCGCCCAGTCTGGATGCTGCGACCGGGGTGTTTCTTCAGAATCAGGTACATCAGATTCCATACTCCTCTTGCCCATCGATCACCTGATTGGCGAGTCGCTTGAGCATTGTTGCGGTTGGTGTTCCTTTGATTGTCTTCATGTCGGCCAGCTTCCATATACGAGCGCCGATACGCAGTCGTTCGAGGAGGGTGCCGTACTCTTTCACCTTCCCCATGAGGGAGAGGACACTATCGATCGTGTCCCCTCCATCCTTCCTAGAAGCCAGCAGCTGATCGATCATGTCAGCTGGTAGCTCCATTGAGCTTGCCTCCCTTCGACTTCAGCCAGGCCACCAGCTGGTCCGACGTGACGGGGCGCTGGATCACATCGTACATCGTCGTCGCCGTCAGCGGGCTATCCTCAGCGACGATGAACAGCACGGGGGCACCATGCTGCGACAGACGCGAGACAGCCGCCGCGCACTCAGCCGATCCGCCCAAGGTGCAGTCAACGATGGCCGCGTTCCAGGGAATGCGCATCTCGATGCCGATGTCGATGAAGTCACTGCACGGGGCGATGCCCACCTGCTGGCCCACCTCGTTCTTCAGTCGCTCATCCGTCGATGCGAAGATGGCGATGGGTGCCAGCTGGCGGATGAGTCGGTGGTCGAACTTGTGGTTGCGCAGGAACGTGACCAGATCGTCATGCCGGATGCGACGGTCGCCGTTGTCATTGCTCAGGGTAGACGTGGGCAGGCGGAAGTGGAGGAGCTTGCCGCTGTCGCACCACTTCGCCACGGTACGGGGTGCCACCTCCAGCAGCTTCGACACGTCGCCGGGGGTGAGGTAGTTCTTCTGCTTCTTCTTCAGGGAAGGCTTCTTCTTCGTGATAGTCTCAGTCATTGCAGTACCTTTGGTGTAATGGAACAGGAAGCTGGGCGGGGCGATCGCCCAGCGAGGGAGAAGGTTAAACGCCACACTGCTTACGCAGTTCTTCCATCGTTGGCAGCCCGGACTCCAAGCCGGGGAGGTTGTTGGCAATACCATCAACCTTCTTGGGCAGGGGGAAGATGTCCTCAGTGACACCACCTCGCAGATCCTTCTTGTTCCTGCCGGACATCATCGACCTGATTGCCTCCTGCGTCAGCTGATACCACTCGCAGCTGACGATCTCACTGCTGCCCTTGTTGCCGCCAGCGTGGTTGCGCCTCTTGTACAAGGCGTTGGCCGGCTCATCGTTTGGCGTCATCTCCCAAGGCTTGATGCGCTCCTCAACGACATCAACAAACCGCTTCAGCTTTTCCAGCGGAACGTGGTAGGACGCTCGGGCAATGCACGCACAGATCGGGGCCGGCGTGTGGTGCTTGTCCGAGATGTCCAGGGCAAACGACAAGGCGTCGTAGTGGACATCCATGAACTCATACAGGGCCGCATCGCTGAGCTTGCTCTTGCGCCCCATTCGCGTTGGACCGCCAACCATGCGTCGGGCGACAGCGACAGCGCGGCTCGTCCCGAACTTGTGCTGCTTGATCTGTAGCGAGTGAGCCGCCGTGCGGATGTACCCTTTGTCCATGGCATCCATTGCGGCGAGGGGCAGGCCACGGGTCACTTGTACCCAGTGCGAGTAGTTCGATAGGTACGTCGCCCAACATCGGTGCTGCCCGTCGATCATCTCGTTCTCGACATCGAAGGCGATGCCTTGATGAGTGACCGGCCAGAAGCCTCGGAACATATCGTTGGCGTACCGCTTGACCAACGCCTCAACCCGGTTGCGGTTCGCCTTCATCTGGCACAGGTAGATGGCAGCCAGTTCCCTTGTCAGCAACTCCCACCTCGTCGTCACCTGGCTGAGGATGGGGTCGAACGTCGGCGTTGGGATCGAGGCGATCGGCCCCGCCAGAACCTTGTACCCCCGACCGCCCAGCACTTGCGTCGGCGGGGGCAACTCGAAGCGACCCGCTGGCGCAGGCACACCTCCTTCCGCAGAGGGGACAGGGTTTGCCATGCTCATGAATGATCGAACCACGTTGATACTCCGTGACCCTCGTTAGCTCCTCCCGAAGTGAGAGGAGCAAGTGATAGTAGTGGATGTATTGCACCTCCTTCAGCAGGAGAGCAACCTCCACAAGGCTGATCTCCTCATCGAGGAAATCACCCAAGGCTACTATCCAGCCAACAGGGTCCATCCTGTTGGCCAGATACCTGTTCGTTTCCTTGGGGTTATCTTGCCACACCCAAGGCATTACTTCGGCTCCTGAAGATCCAACCCCAGATCCTCTGCCGTCCGTTGCGCCATCGCCGAAATCTGCACCAGTTCCTTGAGCAGGTGGGCACGATCACGCTTCGCCGGCTTCAGCTTGCAGATGTCCCAGAACTCCTCGACCTCTTCGAGGATGACGGCGTAGCCCTCATGCAGGCTGTTCATCGGCGGGTAGTTGTAGCCCGTCGAGCCGCGCGCCTTGCCCAGTTCCTCCCTGACCAGCGTGGCGAACGTAGTCTCTTCGATGAGGTTGACTTCACGCTCACCGCCATTCTCCTGCGCCACCTTCACCTTCAGGTGGACCGAACCATTCTCATCAGCCATCTGAACCTCCGTTGGTAAGGGCGATCACTTCTTGAGAGCCTTGCGTTTCTTGTACGCCTTCGCACGCTTGGCCCGCTCGGGGTAGCTGTCGGATCGCCTGGTTGACATCATGTTGCGGATGAACTGGGCAACCCATGGATGGGACAGGTCATCGGCAAGGTCAGCCAGTGCCAAGCGATCCAACTCTCTCGCCGACTTGCCAGTGGCGTTGGACCACATCTCACGGAAGAGTTGTGACTCCTTCGCCAGCTGCTTCATCGCCGCCCGGTATGTCCTCCTGTCGCACAGGCGGAAGACATAGTAGAGCGTCACACATCCTCCACCGTGTCGGGTAGCTGATCCAGAACAGAGAACCCGTCGCAATCTGTGTCAACCTCTTCGGGTGAACAGATCGGCGACTGCCTCATACACTCGACACTGGTCCAGCAGTTGATCCACGCTGACAGTTTGTCAGCGTCATCCCCGCTGGTGGACGATAGCTCAACGCTTGCGGATTCTGCTGCGTCTTGGATGAACTCCTCAACTTCCAGGCACAAGGCGTTGTACAACTCGATGCTGGCTTCGAGGCTCTGGTGTGCCTCGCTCACCACCGTGTTGTACATTGTCACCTCATGCTCAAGATCGGCCTGCGCCGCCTTGATCTTCTTCAGCAGTTCCGCCTTCGTCTCCTTCTGTTCCTTGTTCAGTGACATAGGTACTCCTTGGTGCTAGTTCCTGATCTCACACACCGTCCCCCAAGGTGCCTTGGGACGCTTGTAGTACGGGGACTCCGTACCGTACACACCCCATAGCACGGGCAGGTCCGGCTGCTTCTCCGGGAACTGCGTGTACAGATCGGTAAACGCCACGATACACTGCGGATCGTGCGCGCTATCCCTGCTGTATCGGTTAAGCCAATCCATGACATCAACGTGGGAGGTGCCGCCGCCCCCGTGAGGACGCAGCTTCAGTGGTCCATCGCTCGGCTCCCAATGCTCGACTCGCGTGACCGGGATGTCGTGGTACACGATGCACAGCTTGCACTCGTACATCTCGGCTATGGTTTCCAGGTTGCCAGCGAAGACATCGAGATCGTCTTGGCTGATCGACCCGGAACAATCCACCGCAACCAACAACTCGCCCAGCTTCTGCCCGCTGAGCGTCGGCATGATGATGCCCTGTTGCAGGAAGCGACGGTTCGGTCTGGCATACGACTGCTCGACCTTGGCGAACTGGCTTACGAAGTTGTGGAGGATAGCCCAACAATCGTACTTCGGTTTGAGTACCTCCTCCACATGGCGCTCAAGCTGACCGTGTAGCTGGCCGATCTGCTTGGCAGTCTGAGCTGCTTGGGCGACAGCAACCTTCCACTTGTCTTCGTCCGCTTTCAGGTCGGGTTGGGTTGCCCTTGGCTTGGGCATAACTCCGCCGCAACCTCCGGGATCGGGACACTCGCCCGGCCCACCTCCATCACCATCAGGTGAGGGTTCTCCGTCGCCCCCCTGATCCCCCTCAGATCCTCCTCCCACATCAGGCGAGTCGTCTGCTCGATCATCGTCATCGTGTTCCTCACCTTCGCCCTCTCCAGATCCGCTGCCTCCTGCGCCTTCAGGATTTGCTTCGCCTTTACCCCTTTGTTCACCACCGCCGCCCCCTTGCTGTTTGGGTTTCCGGATCATGTCGTAGTAGGTCTCAGCGTTCAGACCCACGGGGAAGTTCTTGTACTTCCCAACGCCAGCACACATCGCATTGCTTGGCATCTCGAACCCTGACTCCATGAGGACGGGGTTGATCGCCAGATCGCAGGCGATGTTCCAATCCTCATGCTCCCTGTCACCCTGCCTGGCATGGTGCCCCATCGCAGGATGGTATCCCTCATGGGCGATGATCGTGAAGCGGTGCGCCTGGCTCAGGGAGAGGAACCACTGCGGGTTGAAGTACACCTTCTCACCATCGGTGCCCGCCGTCTTCTGCTCCCAATCAACCACCGGCTCCAGCCTCAAGGTCAGCTGCGTGAAGAACACCGTGGCCGGCTTGCCAACGCCAGGGATCTTGAAGCTGACCATCCTTGCGCGGGTTGCACTGTATGCTGCCAGCCCTTGCTCAGCAAGCAGCTGCTTGTCAATGACCATCGTGCGTTCTCCAGGTGTATCACGGGGAGGGTTCGCATCATGCTCCCCCTCCCCGACATGGGGTCAGGCGTGTGCCGTTACCTGCCCCGATGTATCACCGCCGGGGGCAACGTGCCCCCGGCGTGCATCACCCGCGTCCCAGAGGTGATGCTCCATCGTGTATCTGGGGGGACGGCAGCCTGGATTTCGTGGCCAGTCACCGCTGCCGTCTTGTCCCCATGTCCTTCAAACGTGTAGCTGGTTGACACAGAACTCGTCGATGAACATGGACGCCTCATGGACATCCTTCTCGATTTCCTTGAAGTGGATGGCGTACTTCGACTTTGCCTCCTCAGCCAGCTGCATGCTGCTGAACACCCCAAGTAATGCGTTGTCGTCGTAGTTCGCGAACCACAGAACGAACACGGTCACGTTGCACCTCACGCAGCTGCGGTTGCTATGATCTTCGCTGCGGTAGCGACGTGCCCCGCACGCTCGGCGATCTCCGTTGCCGTACCCAAGGACTCGTTGAGGATACGCTCGTACTCCTGCACCTTCAGCTTGAGCCGGTCGGCCTGGTCAGCCCGAGACTTCAGCGCCCGCTCGCCCAGTTCCCCGCTGTCCACATCCTTGATGATCTCCGCCGCCTCACGGTCAGCCTCGGCCAGCACGGCGTCACGCACAGCCCGCACACTCTCGGCGTCGAACGTGTGGGTGATGCGGTAGATGGCGTTGCGACCGCCTACGCCTGCCGCCTGCACCACGTCGGCCAGTTCCTGCCAGATGGACAGGCTCGCGTCCGGGAGCCAGTAGATGCCACCTGTGGGCCGCAGAACGACGGCGTTCAGGTGGGAGAGGATGCCGACGAGGCTCGTCGCCACCTGGCTCGGCTTGAGGATGGCGCGCTGCCTGTTGTAGGACTCCCGTAGTTCCATCTCCAGCGTCGTCGTGAACCCCCGGCGGATGTCGATGTTCCCGCTGCCATCGAAGGCGACAGCGTGGGTGCATGCCGTCTGCACGTCGTCGCGGTAACGCACCTCCTGAAGGACAGCGAAGCCATCCTTCTTCTCCAACGGGCGGATCAAAGCCTTGGGAAACCGATCGGTCAAGGCGTCACGCAGGCACGCTTCAGGTGTCCGTTCCTTCGGGGCCATCTTGCCCCATCCCCCACCGACAGCGGTCCAGCCGTCGATGATGGTCTGCCGCACGCTGTCCTTGCTCAGGGTCCAGAAGAGAACGCTGCCATCCAAACGGATCGAGCCAGTCATGGTGATACTCCAGTTGTCCAACGTGAACCCCTCGCTACACAGCGAGGATGATGTTCTTGTTGGCGTCGATGAACTTGGAAGCGCCCGGCGCGGTCATCGCATCCATCGATCCGCCGGACTGGATGATAGAACGAACGGCGTAGCTTGCGAACTCCAACGGCATACGCATGGCATACCGCATGCAGTTGTGGGTGATGGCCCTCTTCTTCTGCTTGCACTGCTCAGCCAGCGCACCGCCCATGGCCCAGAGGATTGCGCCCTCACTGAGGCGAGGGACAGGCACGTCGTCGGGGTTGCTGAGGATCTTGCGGATGGGGTACTTCACCTCGCAAGCATCGCAGATTTCGAGGAAGCCATAGCACTCGTTGCCTGCCGCCTCACCAACGCATCCCTTGATGGAGTTGAGCAGCAAGGAATCCTGCACTGACTGCGCCATGTCACTGGCTAGGTGCCAGGTCCGGGGGCATGGGAACGGCAACTCCGCACGGTCGGCATCGAACTGGTGCAGCAGGCTCGGCTTCCACTGGAGGAAGCTGATGATGCGGTGGTCAACGGCATTGACGTTGGCCCACTCAGTCCAGTCGTTGAGGTTGCACTCGAACTGGTAACGCACGCAGCGGCTGAGGACAGGGGTGATGATGCGTGAGGAACCAGCCCGATCCTTCTGCCCGTTGGTACACAGGACGAACATGCACCGGGGAGCGATCGGCGTCTGCCCAATCATCCGTGCATGGATGACCTGGCACACCGCCTTCATCACGGGCATCTCCGCCTGACCCAGTTCATCGATCAGGCAGATGCCCTCCCAGTCACCTTCGGGAAAGATGGAGTTCCTCCACTTCACATCATCGCCCTTCACGATGGGGAACTTGATGTCGCCCGCGTCGTGGCAGGTGAGGTTCACCTCCAGGTACTGAACCCCCATCTCCTTCGCTACCTGACCCACGATGTCAGTCTTACCGACGCCTGGTGGCCCTTCAATCAACACTGGGCGGAAGCGATTGTGCTTGTCATACAGTCGCTTGTACACCTGGCCAATGGCCAGCTTCAGTTCAGTCGGACGCATCTCGTTGTAGCTCCTTGGTTTGTGGCGAATCTCGAACCTATTCAATTCTACCACGCAGAACGATTTCGTCAAATCTTTCCTTCGCGATTTCTTTGCTCAACAAACTCCTCGACACGCTTACGCAGGTCAGTCGGGGGTTCACGATGCCAACGAGGGCGCTGCATAGGAGATGACCACTGCCTGGGTAACACACCCCCATGGGTAATGTGGTAGTGTAACTCAATCAGCAGGTCCGATAGCTGTATGGATTGCATCAGGATCTGCGTCGTGTAGTGGTCAGGATCGTCCCTGTTTGCGCCAATGGACTCAGACAGCTTCAGCATCTGAAGCAGCTGCTCCTCGGGAGTGACGAAGGATAAGCCTGGCATCTTCACCCGGATGTCATCACCATTCGTTTGTGACACTGCCTTCACCCCTCCAGTTAGTGGGCGGGTGCCCACCTTCAGCCATCTCTCGGCAGAACTTTATGAAGTGTTCAGCCAACACGATCGCGTTGATATTGAATGCAGTGCCGCCCAACTTGTCAGGGTTGTTCTGGTCGGCAAGGATGCGCCCGGCCACGTCGAGCATGTCACCCACTGCGTTGTTGGCGTACACCGTCAGCCACTCCTTGTGATGCTGCGACTTCGAGATGCGGTCCATCATCTCCTGCATCACGGGCGGGATGTGCTTGCTAAGCGCATCGGTAATCGCTTGACTGGTTCTCTTCTTCCCCATGTTCAACCTCCCACTCCTCTCGCTTCTTGATCGCCAGTTTGTAGAGCTTGAGCAACGCCTCATGGTCGGCGATGCTGTCGTTGTACGTCGTGATGCTGGCCCAGCTACTGACGTGATCGGCCAGCACATTGCACAGGTGGTTGCGTGCGAGCAGGTACTCCATCCCGTTTGGCTCCTTGCCAGCGAGGCAGGAGAACTTCATCAGCGCGCCGATGGCACAACACTTGACAGCGTTCGCCATCTCGCACCGGCCAAGCCGCATGCCCCGGCTGTCGAACCCGAAGTCACCCTTGCACCAATGTTCGGGGTCCGAGAGCCAGTCATGCGCCGCCACCATCAGCTGAAGAACATTCATTCAAATCTCCTTGATGCCTTGATGCCAATGGCATCGTTCCACGGTGACGGCAACACACCGCCATCGACGAGGTATCTATCGAGTTCAAAGACTCGCTCTGCCAGGTTCATCGCATCGATCACGAACTGCGTGTTGATCTGGTCAGGGTTGTCCGCCTTCCGCCTCACGTTCCTCGCCGCGATCATCAGGCTCTCGTACATCCTGTTCGCGTTCAGCATGCGTCACCTTCAGTGGTTGGTAGTTGAGCCAGAGGCACTCGACCATGACGCGCTTGCCATCGCCGCCGGCTGCGTGGTTGGGAACCTCGAAGCGGAACTGATACCAGTCCTTGAGCATGCGAGCGTACAGGTCGCAGTCGTACCCGCTAATGATCGCCTTGCCCTTGATCCTACCAAGGAGCCAGAGCAACTGCTCATGCTGGTCCAAGCTGTACTCATGCTTGTACACCGTCTTGCTCGCACGGGTATCAGGCACATAGGGCGGATCACAGTAGAACAGTGTGGTCAGTGAGTCTTCCGTGCGGATGCAGTCGAAGGCATCCTCGCACTTGATGACCACACGTTGCAGGCGATGATGCACCTGCGGTAGCTCAGCGATCGTCGTCAGCCAGGCGCTGGCCTGCTCGCTCATGCCGCGCCGAACCCTCGACTTGGACAGTGGGGCGAACGACTTCATGCGTCCGGCGAGGGACTGCCTGCAAGACACGAAGAAGTCAAGCGCACACTTGACGCACGGCTCAGGCTTGTTGCAATCGAAGGGAGGATTTATCGCATCCTCCCACTCAACCTGGCTGAATGGCATGGCCTCGATCGTGCGCCTGAACTCAGCGAACAACGACTCTCGCTGGAGTACACGCCAGAAGTTGGTCAGCTTGTAGTCAAGATCGTTGGCTACCTCGCTGCGACCCTCGAAGTCATGGTGCAGCAGCACGTTCAGCCCGCCGCCATGCGTCTCAACGTAGTGCAGATGCTCGCCCATGAGAGCGTTGATCTGCTTAGCGAGGTAATGCTTACCTCCATGCCACTTGATGGGTGAGTTCACAGGTTGGCCCCCAGCACAAGGATGAGGTACAGCGCCAAGGCGGTCGGGAAAGCGAGGACGCCGATGATGACCATGAGCAGCATCAGGGCGCAGATAACGCGGCTCGTGATCGTGAGTTGTGTGGATACCCAATCGTGTGTCTCTTTCATGGAATGTCTCCCAATTCTCGACGGAGTTCCTCGGCCCTCTTGTCGCCCATGAAATAGGCTTGGATGAGAGCGTCGTTGGTGGATTCGGTTTCGCCCACGTTGATGCCGTCTTCCCACGGCTTGCCCTTGCCCGGCCCGTACATCCACTGGTGCTTCACGCTGCGGATGCCCAGGCCCAGGAGGGCATTGATGCGTTCCTTCGTTGTTGGCGTGTGCCATCCGCCAGAGTTGACGACGATGGCACCGCCGGGAAAGAAGCGAATGATGTCCGTCGCGTGATACACGACGGCATATGTGTCATGAGGATCGGCGCGGAGGAAGGTGTTGTGCCCCAGCTTCCTCGCGCCTTTCCCGTTCAGCAGTCCCTTGCACCTTGCATGCGTCAACCGTCCAAGGTCACGCAATGCGCGGCAGGTCATTCAAGCACCGTCGATTTGGACATGAGGTAGTCAGCGACAACCAACGCTTGGTTGCCCTTGAGCGTGATGAACCGGGCGAGTTGGGCGGTAGCACCGTGCGGGCTAGGTGTGTCGATGAGCATGCGAAGCTCGCCTTCGCTCTCGACAAACTGTGCCCACACGATGTAGTTCAGGTTGAAGAACTCGTTTCCAAGTGCAATAAGGTGCATGCACTCTTCTCCTCTTTGGCGTTACGAATGACCCGCTCGATAGCCCGCTCGAACAGTAGGACGATCCCAGCGTGGTCGGCGTACAGGTCATTGTACCGCACGACGGAGTTGCTCTTGCCCAGCGGGATGCAGTAGGTGAGTTCCTTGACTGCATCATCAACCAGTCGATCACGGTACTCAGGGATCAGGTCACGGGCGATCTTCATGAGGGCACCGACTGCACAGCACCGCTCGCATCCATCATAGGATGGGTGGCAACGCATGCCATCCTCAGTGAACCCCCAATGGCCCTTGGCCCAGCGCTTGGGATCACGGAGCCAGGACAACCCGCCTCGCAGAACGTCGATGACCTGCATGCTACCGCTCAGCTGTATGCTCACGGACAACCTCCCTCACCTTCTGGCAATCCTGAATTCGCTTGGCTGCCCATTCCTTCTTGATCGTGCCAGACGCGATCAATAGGGAAAGTGTGCCTTGGTACGCGAGGATTGCATCGGACAGTAGGCACCCCTCCTCAAGCGTGAACACCTTCTCAGCCTTTTTACTCATTGGCATCCCTCTCGATCTTCTCGGTACACTGGTGAACGTGCGAGGCCATCTTGCGCCAGCACTTGGACGCAGGCCCGTCCTTGTCGAAGTCTTCCATCATGGCGTCGGCCCTCGTTTTCATCTCATCCTCGATCAGTTCGAGCAAGCAGACAACGCCGATGTCGTCGATGATGTTGCTGATCTCTTCTTGAATCCTACCCATGGGGTCGCTCTCCTATATTCACCCACTCTTTACCCCACTTACGCTGCCACTTCCCGCTCATCCACCTTGTCTCAACCCCAGCGGGAACAGGGGGACAGGGGATGGGAGTCTCATCCGTGATGTCAGCGTAAGGGTCGCGGCCCTTAGCCAAGGTGAGATACCAGGCTTTCTGATCCTTGGGATCACGGACAAAGAACTTCTTCGCCACCTCGTCCCAATGCACAGTCGTTCCTAGCACAAACCCAAAGGGTTGAACCTTGGAGTAGGGCAGCTTGCACTTGAACAACGAACGCTTGCGGATGGGTTGCCTGTAATCGCTATGTTCCGTCGCAACGTACAGGTTATCGTCGTCATCCGCCGTGAGGTAGAATCTTGCCACTGCTCTTTGCACCAATCCTTCTGGGCAGGGGTGAAACAGGGACAGTAAGGCAGGAGAAGGGATCGCACCATCGTGCATGCGATCCCCGTCCTCAGACATTGCGTGTCTCCATGTACAGGAAGAGAAACGCCAGCGCCACCAGGATCTCCATGGTCCTACTCCCCGCCTGGCTTGCTGCCGATGCAGGTGATGTTCATGCCCACCTGCACGGGGATCTTGACGCCATCGACCACGATGGTCGCCTTGCCGTTGAGCTTCCAGCCGAAGCTCCCCGACTGGAACTTGTCCGGCTTGGCCACCAGCACGTTGCCTTCCATCTGCACGATCACATCCTTCGCGTGGTCCTCGAACTGCTCCTTCGTCACCGGGCACTGCTTAGCCATGTCTGTTGCTCCCTACTCTTGGTGTTCGATCTCAGCCCTCTCCACTTGGAGTTGAATCTGAAACCGCAATCAATCGTAACAGCTGAGACGATTCTTTGCAAACTAAAAAGCTGGAATTTGTTCTTAATGGTCGATCTTGTTTGGTCCTCGCGGGGGCGGTATGATGCGCCGTCGCCATAACACCGGGGTAGGGTAGGAAGCCTGACGTGAACTGGTTAATGTCGATCTTGACCCTTGGGTTATGGAGATGGACCGTGCCATGCTACGCCATCGACTGCAATCGTAAGACGAAAGATCCCAAGGTGTTCTGTAAGAAGCATTGGGATGCGTTGCCTTGGGTCAATCAGGTCGAAGTGTTCGATGCTTACGATCCCGACCAGGAGGCGCGGCATCGCAGGCCGAAGGAATTCTACATGGCTGTCGTCCGTGCCGTCAATATCCTCGGAATCATGGAAGGCAAGCTGACCTATGAACAGGCAGACGAACGAGAGCAACGGGCGGAAGAAGCGTACCGAAGACAATACGAAGGAGACATGCAGTGAAGAATAATCCCGTATCAGCCTTAGCAATAGAGTTGGCCAATGCCAAGGCTGACATCGTTGCGTTGCAGAAGGAGATTGTCAACCTTCGCAAGCAAAACGAACTGGTGCGCCAACAGCACGAAGCCTTGCTAACCAAGCTGCAAGGTAAGGTCACGCGAACCCAGATCCCCGGAGGCTACTAATGGGCAATGTCCCCCGTCCGCTCGAAGAGATCAATCGTGACTTCTCGTTCTTCCTCACCAAGGAGGAAATCAAGGAGTCGATTGACTTCGCCGATGCCAGGAACCGCGCCACCCTTGGTTCCGGTGCGAAGTCTCAGGTCAAACCACGTCGAGGAAAGAAGGGGCCGATCAACGATCTCACCGTGAACATCGATGGTGCGATCGGCGAGGTTGCCTTCTCCAAAATGACCGGCATCCCTCGCGACAAGACGACGCACGTTCGGTCCAACCAACGGGGCACGGACCTTGGCGACTTCACCCTGCCCGATGGCCGCGTCGTTAACGTCAAGGCTTCTAAGTGCGAGTTCCCCCGGCTGCTCGTCAAGGCTTCGACTCAGTGCATCTGCGACATCTACTGCCTGTTCGAGTACCGCCTTGAGGATGGGCGCGTGTTCTTCCGTGGTCTGTACGATGCACAGCTGACCCATCAGCGCCCGGCTCGCCCATTCCCGACGCCGTACATCATCAACCACGTTGTCGAGGGGCACGAACTGATGAGTCTGCGCCAACTGGACGCCTGGCTCCAACGAGAGGAGACGATTGTCATACCATGAAGCAAACCAAGACTAGATCAAGGGTTGAGAATGCGCCAACTGTCCATGAAACGCTAGAGCTATTGAACCACAGCCTACCACCAGCGCCTCGCGACCCGGTGAAGAAAGAGCGATTGTGGAGGATGTTCATTGACGGCGTGATCCATGAGCATGCTCGACAGACGAACCTCGATTTCTCCAGCGACGAGCGATGGATTCTGGACACGGTGTACAAACACACCACACCCCAGAGTGCCCTCATCTCACCCGTCAACTGGAAGCGATGGCAGGACATCGACCCTGGCAAGTTGACGCATATCGTGGGCCTGGCTGTTGGCTACCTCTATCGCACATCAGAGAAGCCACGCCTTGAACAGCATATGCACGGCTTTGTCAACTTCCATTGCGCCATCAATATGTGTCACTTCATGGCTGGGTTCAGTGACCGGATCATCCAGCAGCTGGCGCATGACATACTGGGGATACCGGCCTACTCGACCCTATGCGGGCGCGGCATATGTGCGAGCAAGGGCATCTGCTCACTCACCAAATGCACCGAATGCGCCAAGGTCACAAACGACACCATCACAGAGATGGCAACGGAGTGCATTGTCAACCGTGACTATGGTATCATGCCGATCATGGCAGATGCGTTAGAGGATGCAGGGTGTACGAACGAGGTGATCCTTGACCACTGCCGATCGAGTGGCCCCCATGGCAGAGGGTGTTGGCTGTTGCGACATCTGCTCAGTCCCCCTCCAAGGAAGAAGAGGAAGATCGATGATTGACAAGGCACGGTTGAAGCAGATCGAAGACTCCGAAACGATTGCCATGCTTTGCCTGCGCGTGGCCCATCGGACGAAGCATATCTGCTTCAAGGGCTGTAACCTGTACAAGCAATTGAGTGAGACGCTGATGATGTGTCGCGATCACTTGATGGGAAACGAGTTGCCCGCCGCTGATGTGTGCGCCATCAACGAACACCTCGACTTCCTGATGAAACGGACTGGCGTCAAGGACATGACGATTGCCCAGCTACAGTCGTTGGCTGGCGAGGAGTTCCAACCTGAGTAGCTCGGATGCGCCATCAGCGCAGGATGTGGCCAGCCAGAAACGCAAACGGGCCGCGCCGGGGTTCTCACCCTGGCGCGGCCCGTTGCTTTGCGGTCGATGCGCAAAGTGATCGATCACTTTGCGCTAATTCCAGGGGGCGGTACGTTTTTTGCTAGCGGCACGGTTGGCGTGGTAGAGGTTAGCGTAGTCTCGCAGGCGCTTGAGACGTTCGACGTGTCGGATCGCGAAATCGCTGTTATTGAGAATGACAGCGTAGGCGAACGCCGTCTGACGGTAGTAGTTATGCCCCGTTGCCACGAACGCGCGGGAGTGATAAAGCAAGGCGTCGATGATGTCTCCCCGCGTGAGGTTGTGTCGCATGTGGCGAACGGCGCAGGCGACTAGCTTAGAGTTAGGTAGCATGGTGTTTCTTGGCCCTTGGCATTGCGTAGGATCGATGGGAAAAGGGTGAGGCGAACGTCGCCTCACCCGTCACGTTGCGTTGTTCTGGCGCGGTATCAGCGGCAACAAAAGATGCACATACCGTTGTAGGCCAGCTTACCGCCGCAACCCCGACAGGAAGGGTTGTCGTCGCAACCGTGCGGGCAACGATCGGCGTCAAGGTCGGCATCCGACAGAATATGAGCGCAGACGTTGCACATAATCACGCGGTCAATCGGTTCTTGAACGCTCGTGAGTGAGTAGACGTTGTACGTCGCCATGGTGTGTGCCCTTTGGTGTGGTGCGGGTTGTGTTGGTTAGCTCATGCTGCGGACGCGGGATAGCTCGCGGGATGCCTCTTCCTTTGTGTCGAATGCCTGAATCGCATGCCCGGACAGCGCGAGACAATACGCTTCCTCGCGGTCGATCCTGCGCAGTTGCCAGCGCTGTTCAACCTCATTGAACTGGACAGTGTACATCCAACGGTTCTTGTTCATGGTGCGATCCCTACGGGATGCCAGAGCGTTTGTGTCTGCGCTCATCAGCTGGCGCACCTACGCCAGGACAAGAACGCCAGGGGGGCGAATCCCTGGCGTCAATGTTTCGCGCTGTTACTTGCTCGCGCCGTCCGGGCCATTGTCCTTGACGGCGGGTTTCTTGCTGGTGTCGATGAAGGCGCGAATCCCTCGCATCGTGGCGTTGTCAAACGTGCCTTTCGGGGCGCTATCGCAATGCGTGATGAGCGTAGCAAGGACGCTATGCGGTTTCTCATGCTTCGCCAGGATAGCGAACAAGTGCGCGGCCACGTCGGCAACGCTCATCTTGGCATAGTCGCCAGGGCAAGCCGGTTTGCCCTCTTCCTTGCCCTTGTCCTTGCTCGCGCCGTTGCCCCTGCCCTTGTTCTCCTGGCGCTCTTGCTCGCGCCGTTCGCCCTTCTCCGCGCGGATTTGCGCGTTCGTCGCCAGCTTGTCCGCATCGCGCTTCTCTTGCTTCAAGCGCGTTTCCTCGCGCTTCGCCTGTTCAGCTGCGAAATCCGCGTTCACCTTGTCCTTGCGCTGTTGCTCTTCCTTCGCCTTCATCTCCGCAAGCTGGCGCTCCGCTTGCTCCCTGGCGCTATCGTCCTTCGCCTCTTCCGCTTGCTTCTCCGCGCTCTTCCGCACTTGCTCCGCAAGGGCAAGGCGCTCCGCTTGTTCCTTCGCTTCCTTCTCCGTCTTCTCCCGCGCTGCCTGCGCTGCCTTGTGCGCCTCTTCCTTCTCTTCCTTCGCCTTGCGTGCCTCTTCCGCTTGGTTCTTCGCCAGGGTGAGGTTTAGTTCCCGCGCCTTGTCCGTCGCGCTGGTGACAGTGTGATTGCCCTTGCAAACGGAATCGGCCAGCGCGTGGCAATCGGATTCGATGCCAGGGAGGATGACGTATCGCTCCGTCTTCTTCCCCAGATCGACAGCGCTGATGAGCGTTGACAGCGCTTTCGCGTACATCGTGTACGGAATTTGCTTCGCCTCTTCCACCTTGCCCGTTGCCACGAAAAGCAGCTTGTGGGCATGCGAGGAACGAATCATCGCGTTCACTTCGTTCGTGCCGATCTTCTCCATTGCCAGGGGGGCGAGCGCGGCAGCAATCGCGCTGACAGCAACCTCCCTGTCAACACCGATCGCAACGCGGTTAGCGCGGTATGCGTCGAATTGCTCGCCAGCGCTCAGCTTGTGTTCCCGTTCGTCCGTTGCCGCGCTGGCGTAGGCGCTTGTTCCCGCGTTCAGGTAGGTCAGCGCTTCCTTGTCCTTCTCCACGCGCTCCGCAGCTTGCCTTGCGTTCGCTTCCTTCGCCTGCGCTTCCGCGTTCGCCTGCGCTTGCTCTGGCGTAGTGGGCGCTTCGGGCGCAGGGGGCGCGGTGTTCTCTTCCGTCGTCGTCGTCGTCGCAAGCGCCTCTTCCGTCGTCGTCGTGATGAGCGTTTCTTGGATGCGCTCAACCGTCGCGCCGATCGTCTCGCCCTTGCTCGCCTTGCTCGCCTTGCCGTTCTTGCTCGCCTTCAGAGTAGCAACCATGGTGCAATCCCCAGTGTGTAGGCCAGTGATGCCAGCGAATCGGAAAGGTTGAACACTCAACCGTTCTTCCGTTCGTGGCATCCTTGCCTATGTTTCCTCTAGCTCATCCCGTGCGGGAAGCAAACAAACCTATCGAAATGGTACGGGAAAGATCGACGCAAAGCAAATCAGGCAAACGGTTTGTAACTATTTTGAGATTCTTTCCGGATTTCCTTGACGTGATGCGAGAGCGTACAGAGTGTAAACCCCACGAACCATACAGTATCTATCTAACTTTACACTCTCTATACACTTCACCTATCCCCTTGTCCTGTCAGTAGATGCGTCGAATGTCCAGGTTGCTATTGCATAATGTCCGCGCGTTCAGTAGTGTTAGTGTGGGCGGGGGGGGACTGGACTGGCGTACACATCGAAGAACCCCTACTATCTCTGACCGCTCATCCCTCCCTCAACCTTGACATTGTCAACACCATACCAATTAAGGCAACTCATTACCCTTTATGTGAAAACGAAAGCGATTTTCGCTTGCAGTTCTGCTGGCGAAAGACGTAAGTCGTTGTGGCGCAACGAGTTACAGCGAGACGAAGGGGGGTGGGTAGACCCCCGGCGCAGCGCCAAATATAGTCATCTGCACGCCAAAGAGTTTTCCACAACCTGAATCGACCGTACCGAATCGACTTGGGATGACGAAAATGACGAGAAAACGGCGTAAAGCGTGAACTGGCCTAGACTTGTCAAGGCGAGCGGCGGTATAACGAAAAAAGGCGACCGGGCCGCAACTCCCGATCGCCTCGAATAAACAACCGAGACGCATAGTAGCGTTCACAAACGAACTATGCAAGGGTTCTTTGGCGGTTCCTACCTTTCAAAGGCAATCGCAGTCAGGTGTACGCTCAACCTGACCGGCCACGGGGTAACAATTCACCCGGCGAGGATGAACAGAGGGGCTAAAGGCGGTCCCTACGGGGTTTCCAGGCAACGCGGTGGTAGTTGATCCACCAATCGAGGCTGCGTCCTGGTCCACCAAGTCATGTAGAAGATCAAACCGCCAATACAGCACTCGTCTCTGGTCCTCTGAAAAGGCTTCTCCCTCGGTTGTAACAGCACAGGCTACCCACTTCTGAGGGGATTTCCCCTACATGACGGTGGGAAGCCTCGGTGCGCGCTGATTTTGTAAAGTGGCCTAGATTTTGTGGTTTAGGCATGTGTACATTAGGTTCATCGCGAAGGACGCGAGCATTGAAATGGAGTTCGGAATGGACCCTCTCGAAGGTTTGGGCACAGTGGGGCAGGGTGGGCAAGGCGGGGCGGCAACGCCTCCTTCGGCACCTGCAACTCCTCCAGCGCAACCCGCAGTCGGTAGCGGTGCGGGAGGGCAATCCACACAACCCGCATCGCTGCCGGCTGGGGGCACGCAACCTGGGGCAACGAGTCTGCCGGGGACGATTCCTCAGCAGGCCGCGCAAGATCCGACCGTTCGCGACGTGCTGGCTCAGTACGGATACGACGTTCGTGGCCAGTTCCAGAATGACCACAGCGCTTTGCAGCACCTCGTTCAGGTTGTGCGTCAGGCTCAGGAGCAGCAGCAGTATCTGCCGTATGCTCAGCAGTACATGCAGCACGCGAGCCAGTTCCAGCAGTACCTCGCGCAGCAGCAGGCGGCTCAGGCGGCACAGCAGAGCCAGCAGCAGCAGTGGTTCAACGCACCGGAGTTCGATCCGGCGTGGCAGCAGAAGATTTACCGGGATCAGCAGGGGAACCTGCAAGTGATGCCTGGGAATGATCCGATGCTGATTCACAAGTACCTGCAATGGCAGGAGCATCAGCAGAAGTTCCTGAATAACTTCTCGAAAGATCCGATCGGTTCGATCAAGCCGGGCATCGAGCAGATCGTGCAGCAGATTGCTGGGCAGATGGTTCAGCAGCAGCTGGCGCGGGTTCAGGAGCAGGCCCAGGCACAGACGTTCATCGAACGAAACAGCGAGTGGCTGCATCAGCGGGATGCAGGCGGAAACCTCGCGGTTGATCCAAGGACAGGTAGACCGGCGCTCTCCTCGCTCGGTCGGCAGTTTGCCCAATATGTGTTCGAGGCTGAGTCCTTCGGCCTGCGTGACACGAACAGCCAGCAGCGATATGCGATGGGGTTGCTTCAACGCGACTTCCTCATGTCGCAGGCGGCTGGTGGCCAGCAGCAGGGTGCGGCACAGGTTCCCGCGCAAGCACCGGGGCAAGGCGTCAAGGACGCTTTCCTCCAGCGAGCGGCGGGGCAGGTTCCGCAACAGGCTGCGGCTCCGCCAGGGAATACCAACGGGAACTACCAAGCTCCCGCTGGGATTACCGTCCGTGGCCTACAGGAAATGATGGCCAAGGAGTTTGCGGCGGCTGGCATCGTTCCGGGCACCCAACTGGTCGGCTAATCAAAGCGAGGTAGGAAGCCATGACAGAGTGGAGTCGGATCGTAAACACTACGATCCACAAATACATCCGAGAGCAGGAAATCAACATCCTGCGTAACCGTAAGCTCCTGGCTCTTATGAAGAGCAAGGGCCGGATCACCATGAACAACAGTGGTGATCTGCTTGACTGGAAGGTCAAGTACAAGCGTATCCCCATGGTCGGCTATGCGGACATGGATACGTTGACGTTCACCCGCAAGGATCGCTGGAAGACGGCGCAGCTTGAGTGGCGTGGCTACGCTGCGACCGATGCGATGACCAAGCGCGAGCGGCTCATCAACAAGAACACCGAGGCGATCATCAAGGTCTACTCGGAGATCGCCACCTCCTTGATGGAGGATATGGAAGATCAGTTCGGCGACGAAATGTACGTCGATGGTAACGCTACGGGTAATTCCAAGCGTATCCACGGACTCGAATCCTTCCTGGGTGGCGTTGGTTCCGGTGCTGCGGCTGGTTACGTTGAGTTCCCGTCTGACACCTACGCGGGGTTGGTCACGACGCTGGGCAACTACGGCGGCAACTGGTCAACCGTTTCCTCGAACGTCAACTGGCCCTCGGGCACGGGTGACGCTCACTACGACTTCTGGTCGCCATTGCTGGTTGACTACACCGATGGTTCGTGGGCAGCTTCGTCCGACGTGTGGGCGAACACCTGCCGCGAGGCTCTGCGGTACGGCATCATCAAGGGCCGGCGCAACAAGTCGAAGCGCGGTATGCTCGATCTCATCATGCTGGAGAACGAGTTGTTCCGTCTCTTCGAGGAGAAGATCGAATCGACGGAGCAGCTGAACACTCGGCGTGGTGAGGGTGTCGGTCTCCTGTCGCTCGGCTTCACGGACACCATCAACTTCGAGGGCACGGAAGTGACCTACGAGTACGGTGTGCCGACCGGCGTGGGTTACGGTCTCTGCACCGACGCGATGGAACTCTGCTCGCTTCAGAGCCAGCTGTTCGGCCCGGAGGGTCCGGATTTCGACCCCGCAAGCCAGACGTACCGTTTCAGCATCGACTTCTTCGGAAACCTCAAGGTGGCCTCGCCGCGAAACTTCGTCAAGTGGAAGGCTACTAGCTAAATAGGGGGAAACTGGTAATGGCGAAGCAAGAGAATCCCCCGTTCGCGCGGGGTGAATACGACACGACAGGTGCATTCGTTCATCTCCTGGGTCGCGAGTGGGAGATCGAGGACGAGGATTGGGGCAGTAGCTCCGCCGGCGCGAAGCCGACTCGTTCGGGTAAGCTGGTCCGCATTCGTCTCGTCAAGAACGAATCGGGCACCACGTTGCTCCCGAAGCACCTCGTTCGGTTCAGCCTGACGGCTGGCGAGTACGGTCACGTCGTAGACGGCGATTGCCGGCTGGCGGCGGAAGACTGGGCTGGTGTGGTGGACGAGTTCCTTCCCTCCGCCGGTGTACCCAACGACGGGTATTTCTACATCGTCACCCGTGGGCCGACGACTGTCCTCACGCCTGTTGCGGACGCTGCGTTCCCGACTGATATCGGTGTCGGTACGCTGCTCGTCGCTGCAACGGCTGCCAACTCGACTGGTGGCACGACTTCGGGTCGCGTCGGTGTGGCGAACATCACGGCTTCGACGCAGGCTGTGACGTATGGCCTCATCCAAGATCCGATCATCAACGCGGTGGGCCGCGCCCTGAGCGCTGCCACCACGGGCAACACAAACACCGGCATCTACGCTGACGTGGGTCGCTGGTAAGATACGTTCCTCCGTGCAGGTCGCGCGACCGGAGAGTTACGCCTCCGGTCGCCACCTCTCAGACGGGCCGGTGCCCAGCGGAGCCTCATAAGCTCTGATGGCGTTGTTCAACTCAACGGTCTGAGACTGTGCCTGGGTAGCTCAATTGGAAGAGCGCCTGCTTTGTAGGCAGGATGTTGTGGGTTCGACTCCCACCCTCGGCTCTGTGTCTGTAGCTCAATCGGTAGAGCAACCCCTTGTGACGGGGACGGCGTGGGATCGTAACCCACCAGACACCCTCCTCCTCGGTACGCGATTGTGGCCTAGCGGCCCTGATACAAAAGGGTGGAAACTGGTTCGATTCCAGTACGAGGGGGGTCTGCGGAAAACTCTCGGGGATACCCTCGCACACCTTCCCATGGGATGGTCAGTGCCTTTGGGGAGGTTGGTTCGACTCCAACTTTCCGCTCTTCTGCACGGAGGTAGGTCATGGCGATCGAAAAACTGCTGGGTACGAACGGCATCGAGATGATCGATATCAAGCGGGCGGTCATCGACACCTCCGCTGGTGACAACACGATCGTTGTCGCAGTCTCTGGCAAGAAGATCCGCGTCCTTTCCCTTTTCCTCACTGCTGCGGCTGCAATGGCGGTTCGTTTTGAATCCGCTACTGCTGGCACCGCACTGACTGGTGCGATGGCTCTGGCGACGGGCACGCCGCTAGTCCTTCCTTACAATCCTCTCGGTTGGTTCGAGACTATCGCGGGCGAACTGCTCAACCTCGAAACCACCACCTCCAACGCATGCGACGGGGCGCTACAATACATCGAGGTCTAGTCGCCTATGTCCTCAATTCTCGGACCTTATGGTCCGGTCATCCTTAAACGTCTTATAGTCAACGCAACGGGAACAGGGGACATGACGATTGTCCCGTCTGTTCCCGGTAAGCGTCTAGTCATCATCAACATTTACTTCACTTCAAAGAAAGCAACAGTCTTGACTGTCAAGTCATGGCCGGTTACGCTGCTTTCTGGCCCAATGGAAGTGAACGCCGGACAGGTGGTAAATCTGCGTGATGGGATGTATGGTCTCTTCGAGACAGCCATTGGTGAGGCGTTTATCTTCAACGTGACCGGGGCAGGGCAGACGCTCGCCGGTTTTGTCATTTACTGCGAATACTAGGAGTATGTATGCCGAAGTACAGCCTGTTCATCGCTCGGTTTCCCTACGGTGGCACTGAGGACTACAGGATCACGGACTACCTCGTGAAGCTAGTCACGAGTCTCAAGAAGGACAAGGCACTTCAGATCAGCGACATTTACCACAAGGCGTACAACGATACGCCGATCACGATGACGCGCAACCTCGCGTGTCGCCAGGCTCTTGCTGCGGAAGCCGACTTTATCCTCATGATCGACAACGACATCGTTGTTGACTACGAGGCGACCCAGCCGTTCTTCCAGAGTTCCCTGGAGTTCCTGAAGAACCACGACGGGCCAGCCGTCATCGCCGCGCCATACTGCGGTCAACCTCCGCACGAGAACGTGTTCATCTTCCGCTGGCGCAACATCCAGAGCGATCACCCATCGGAGATCGACTTCAGCCTCCAGCAGTACACGCGCGAGGAGGCTGCCATCCGCACTGGCATCGAGGAGGTTGCGGCCCTGCCGACCGGGCTGTTCCTGATGCACACGAAGGTTCTGGAGAAGATGGTCGAGCATCCCTGGTTCTACTACGAGTACATGGACGAGTACGAGACGGAGAAGGCGTCCACGGAGGATGTCACGTTCACTCGCGATTGCTCCCTCAATGGAGTTCCAGTATACTGCAACTGGGATTCCTGGTGTGGTCACGTCAAGCGCAAAATCGTGGGCAAGCCACGAATCCTCACGGCTGACGTTGTCAGTCGCAGCGCTGCACACGCTCGGAAGCGTGGCATCGTCTCTGGGGAGAAAATGACGGACCTTCGCCCACGGAGGAAGAAATATGGACTGCCTGGCGTCAACACTACTGGCGGCTGACAGCGCGTTCAACGGCTTGACGGGAACCGAATGGGGGTTCATCGGCTTCCTCGTTTTTGCCATCATCTCCGCGTTCATGCTCCTGCTTCGGCATGTGCTGAAGCAGGCGCAGGACGACAGGGCGATGTTCCAAACGATCTCGGCGAAACAAAACGAGACTTTGGAGAAGATCAACGTGAACCTCACAACGATGCAGGTCGCCCTCAATCGCGTCCAAGAGGATTTGGACGAACTGCGGAACCAAAGGAGTAGATCATGAAGCGGTGGATGTTTGCAGCGATCGCCCTCGCCCTGATTAGCTTCCCTTCCTATGCGGTGGAGTTGAAGCTGCCTGAGAAGGTGGAGGGTTCGCCCTCAACCTTCATCACGGTGAAGGCTGAGACGCTTGGCAAGGTTGTGAAGTGGAAGGCGCTTGATCCCGGCTTGAGCGTCTTTCCTACGGAGTTGCTGAAGGACTCCAAAACTGCCGTGGTGGTTGCGGCGACGAAGGGAAAGTTCCGTCTGCTGGCTGTTACGGCTGCGGCAGATGAGCCATCCGATCCGGCTATCGTGATCGTGGATACTACTGGCGGGAAGCCTACACCTCCGACGCCGCCAGACGGACCCACGCCACCGGACCCGGATGTTCCAGACGCATTGGTCAAAGCTCTCCAAAGCACTTATGCGGGCACGAGAGACGCTGAAGCGCTCGAAGGCTTGAAGGCGTTCTATGCTGAGGCTGGCGATGCAGACTTCCTCGCCAGTATCAAGACGTGGAAACACCTTCACGATACTCTGGGTTCTGCGGCGTCGAAGCTGGGGATTAAGGGCAAATTGCCGGCTGTGCAAGGCATCCTGGCGAACGAGATGAAGAAGGCTGGCTTCAAGTCAGCCGACTCCAACGAGGCGCTGGATGGGAACGCGCGCGAGCAGATCCTGAAGACGTTCATTACCTTTGCCCGTGCGCTGGGGACGCTGAAGTAACATGGCAATCAAGGCGTGCGTTTTCGACATCGAAACGTCGCACCTGCAAGCAGACTTCGGGATCGTTCTGTGTGCTTGCATCAAGCCAGACGGTGACAAGGTCATCACGTTCCGTGGCGACCGACTCATCACCGGATGGCGAAACAAACGATCCGACGACTCGCTCCTAGTCAAGGCTATCGCCGACGAGTTGGAGAAGTACGATCTGTGGGTGGCCCACAACGGGCGCAAGTTCGACATCCCGTTTTTGAACACGAGGCTCATCAGGGCTGGCCTGAAGCCTCTGAGAACGCCGAAGGTTCTCATCGATCCGGTGGAGTTGGCGCGGAATAAGCTGCGGATGTCGTACAACAGCCTGGAGAAGCTCGCGCAGCACCTGGGCTGCAACACGAAGACGGATGTGGACCCGAGCCAGTGGCTGAAGGCAATCCTTGACGGCGACGTTCGGGCGATGGACTACATCGTCAAGCACTGCCGCGAGGATGTCGTTACGCTCGAACACGTCGTGGACAAGGTCAAGGAACTGTCCAGTGGCTACAACCACTGGGGAAGCGGGAGGTGAATCGTGTGTATCGTGTACTTCTTGATGGGTGTCGCTGTCGCTGTCGCTGGCTGTCTGTGGGTGATGAGGCAAGTCATCCGCGACGTGATCGGTAGGAGGTTGCTGTAATGGGCGATCCAGACGGTGACGAAGTCAGCCCGTTCCTCACATTCCTTTGCAAGGCTGAGGATATCGTGTTCTACATCCTGATGCTCGCCCTTGGCGTGCTGTCGGGATTGGCAATCCTCTATGGAGTAAATCCATGACGAATACCGAACTGTACAATCGACTCATCGCCGCCGGTGGTGTCCCGCTGAACAGTAGCAGCGGCACGTTCCAGGCTGGCAACCCGCAGAGTACGGCATGGAACTTCGGCCTGGCTGACTCCGCTGGTGAGTTGGCACGTCACATCGACGAGGTTCCCAAGGTGACGGGTGAGCCGGTGTACTCCGTCGCCCCGCAGATCCGTGGTGCGTGGGATGGCGTCACGAACGTCTCGGGCTGGCTGGCCACGAAGAGCGTGCTAGGCCAGTTCTTGGAGGCCCAGGCGCAGAAGATCGGCAGCTGCGGCGGCGCGGCAACGTCTGGTGGCCTGAACGTCATGCAGTGCCTTCAGATCGCCAGCGGTAAGCGAAGCGACGTGTTCAAGCGCGTCAGTCGCGCATGGTGCTACGTCGGTGCGCGTGAGATTGGCGGGCACCGGGGTCGCGGCGAAGGCGTCATCCCGCCCTACCCGCTCGACTGGTGCAAGAAGTACGGTGCCGTCCACATCGATGAGACGGGGACCAACGAGCGCTACGATAGCGACAATGTCGCTTCCTCCTGGGATCGCAGCGGAATCCCGCGCAACATCATGGAACTGGGCATCGACAACTTGATTGTCGATATGGCTCCGTGCTATGACTTCCAGACGGCAGCCGACGTGATCGCGAGCGGTGGCGTGGTGATGGTCGCCAGCGATCAAGGCTTCACGATGGAGCGGGATCGCGAAGGTGTCTGTCAACCTCAAGGCGAGTGGATGCACTACATGTACTTCGCCTCGGTTCACAAGCTACCCTCTGGTCGGCGCGTTCTGGGCTGCGGTCAGTCGTGGGGCCAGAATGTCCCGGACGGTCCAACGCTTGAGAACTGCCCTGACTACGTCTTCGGCGTGGAAGAGCGAACGGTGAACCGAATGCTGGGACAACGTACCAGCACAGGGGTTACGGCGTTCGCGGGCTGGGCGAGCGACTACAAGCCTTGGAGTTGGTAAGGAGGTGTGGTAAGATGCGTTTCTGGAATTTCCTAAACCCTTTCAGGAGACGTGTCATGGCTCTACCCGCTGCACTGGTTGCGGCCATCGATGAGGCGGATGTCGCCCTCGCGGCTGCCAAGGCGAAGGAAGTCGAGCATGTCGCTGCCCAAGAGGCAGTCGTGGCTGCTCAGACTCACGAAGACGCTGTCGAGACGGAAGCCGTCGCCCTGCGCGAGACTTCCGATGAGAAGGCGGAGGCGCTGATCGAGGCGCTTCGCGAACACTTTGAACTCGACCGATAATACCCTACCCGTTGCTGTGTACAGCTGTTTGCACGCCTGCTGGTCAAATAAAGCGTGCTTCTCGTAGGAGGTGTGTGATGTCTGATGAAGCAGTCGGTGCCGCTCCTGAAAACCTGAGCGGCCTGTCGTTCGTTGATCTGCTGAAGTACCTTCGGCTCGTTCAGCAGTTCGCCCCGGAAGTCGCTGATCTCATCAAGCGGCTTGTCGAAGCGTTTTCCAAACCTCAACTGTTCGGCGCTGGCACCGCCGATCACTGTTGCCTTGACGAGGCTATCAAGGCGCAGATCGAGTCGCTGACCCATCTGCTCCACCTACAGCACCAAAAGTGCGACGGTGGCGAGTGTGATCTCTGCGACGATAAGGAGTAAGCTGATGTTCACTACGCTCGTTCTGTCGGTTGCCCTGACGGCTCCTGCGGAACCGGGCGCTTGCGATCGCGCCAGGGTCAAGGCTGCCCTTGCCCTGGCGTCCGCTTCGCAGCGTTCTGCTCCCGTGGCCAAGCCGGTTGTGGGAGCTTGCGGCATCCCGAACTGCAACTGCGGTTGCCGTAACGGGGAGGTTTGCCGATGTGCCCAAAACGTCGGCAAAGTTATCGCGTCCAGCGAGAACGGCTGGCGATGGAATGCTGAGGGTCGCTACTGGTGGAAGCCGGTCAGCGAGGCAACTCCCCAGGAGTTGGCCAAGTACAGCCAACGCATCCATTATGCTCCCGTTCAGCAGATCCCGGTCCACCAGCCGGTGCAAACCTGGACGCCTATCCCGCACACCGAAGTGATCCCGGAAGGGACGCGACGGTGGGAGCAGTCAACCTTCGTTCCGGCCCCGACCTACAGCGCGCCTGTCCGCTCCAGCGGCAGCGGGTGCTGAGGCTAATCAACAAGCTACGGTCTGTAGCACATGCCGAAAAGCAAAGCAATTCCGGCACACGTTCGCAAAGCCATCCGAAGTGCGAACATCCAGATCCCCGCAATGGTGGAACTGGTGTCGCACTTCATGGCTCTTGCGGGCGGTCCTCAAGTTCTAGCCAAGATGATGCTGGAGGAGTTCGTCAACGCGCGACCAGGGAGCGCTATCCGTCAGCGGTTGCTTGACTCCGTGCTTCGTATGATGACCATTGCGTCATCGCAGGTTGGTCATAGCGAGGAGATCGATCTCATCGCTGACGATGACCTGGAAGCGGAGCTACAGCGTCTGCTGAAGGAGATGCCAGATGCCAAGGAAGAAGAAGCCGGCAGTACCCCCGGACCTGATGGAACGCCTGAAGGCTGATCCTGACGCGAAGCCGTACTACCCAGATCCCATCTCTCTCGACCAACTCCAGGGCACGATCCCCGTGGCAGATCCACGGATCGGCGACCCGACTATTCGCGTCGAGCAGAAGCACACCACAATCGACGTGACCGCGACGTTCAACGATCAGTACGTCTCGGCTGCTCAGCTTGCCCGCGCGCACGTTCTCATGAACGAACTGGCCAAGCGCCGGATCGAGTCTGTACGCCTCTACGAGCCTCTCCCTGAGCAGATGCGGTTCCACCGATGCCAGTCTGCCTACCGCCTCCTGCGCGGCTCCAATCGATCAGGGAAGACGCTATCGGCTGCAATGGAAGTGGCCATGGCGGTGACGGGCCAAGATCCCTTCGAGAAGTTCCCAAGGCGCGATGGGACGGCGGTCCTTGTCGGCAAGGACGAACGCCACATCGGCATCGTCATGTACGACAAGCTGTTCCGCCCTCAGCAGGGGTTCCGCATCATCCGCGACAAGGAGACAGGGCGCTGGCGAGCGTGGAAGCCGTGGATCAAGGAAGACGCCGCGCGCGAGGGAGAGACGAAGCCGGCCCCGCCGCTGATCCCGCAGCGGTACATCAGCGAGATAGCCTGGACGAACAAGAAGGAGAACGTGCCCAGCGTCATCCGGTTGACGACTGGATGGGAGCTTCTGTTCTTTACCTCCGGTGGAAAGCCTCCGCAAGGTTTCCCGTGCGATCTCTTCTGGTTCGACGAGGAAATCATCGATCCGTCGTGGTACACGGAAATGGCCGCGCGGTCGGTTGATCGCAAGGGCAAGGGCATCTGGAGCGCAACGCCTCAAGCGGGCACGGATCAACTGTACGAGTTGCATGAGCGTGCCGAAAAGGAGAGGGCTACACTTGAGGAGAAGGATCGTCGAATTAGCGAGTTTGTCATCCTGATGGCTGACAACAAGTACATGAGCGAGACGGCGAAGAAGAATTTTGCCTCAGACTTGAGCGACGAGGAGCGTAGGGTCCGCGTCGGTGGTGAGTTCGCGCTCACGTCGTACAAGGTGTACCCAACCTTCAACATGCTGACGCACGGGATGCCGTACTTTGACATGCCGAACAACTGGTCGATCTACGGCTACATCGACCCAGGCCACAGGACGGCGGCGGCGCTGTTCGCTGCTGTACCTCCTCCTGAGTTCGAGGATCAATGCACCGTCTTGTTTGGTGAGTTGTACCTGCGCGAAGCTAACGCTCACATCTTTGCAGAAGCGATGAAACGATTCTGTGAGGGTAGAACAATCCAGGCGTTCATCATTGATGCGCACATGGCATTGCAAACAGAGATGGGTATTGGTAAAACGGTACTTCAGCAATACACGGAGGCGTTGGCCATCGCAGGCGTGAAGAGTATCCAGACGGGCCACGGATTCCTTTTCGCCAACGATGACATCGACGCAGGCGTGCTGTCCGTGCAAAACATGCTCCGCATCAGGGAGAACGGTAAACCCAAGCTGCGTGTCATGTGTGAGGTGGGATCAAACTCACGAAGTATCCTCGCCAACTTCGAGCATGAGATCAAGCGATACCACAGGAAGCGGGTAAACGGGGTTGTCCAAGAGCGCCCGGATAATCGCAAGGACAACCACTTGATGGACTGCCTGCGGTACATGGCGTTGCATGAGCCTCGCTATGTGAAGCCGCCATCCCAGAAGCCTGACCTTGGCGGATCGATGAAGCACTACCGCGAGAAGATGAAGCGGCGTGCTGAGCGTGAAGGTGGCGAAGGTATTGTTCACCTTGGCCCAGGAGGCAAGTTCTTCTAATGTCCGAAGGCATTTCTGTCGGAACCCAGGAACTGGCACAGTCGCTCTACAGCCTTGTAGCGAGGATTGGCCAGAAGCAGCAGCAAGACGCTGAGAACTTGGCAGAGCCGATCCCGGTGCCTGACTGGGCCGGGCTGGCTTGGGACAAGCAAGCGCCGTGGTTGACGTTGGCATCTCGCGCGCCAAAGAGGATGGAGTCCCTTGAGGGGCGACCACTCGTTGAGGTGGCGTTCGAGATGTTCAAGCTGACGTGCAACTACGAGGAGGCTGAGCAGGCGCAGCAGGTGTGGGATCAATTCATGCCTGCGAACCTGAAGCTGATGTGGCAGGCAGTAACCCGTCACATCTTCACTATCATGGACTGCGACGAATTGTCCTCACCGGGCGAGTCGGAGCAGATGTGGTATGACTGGTTTATCGCGAGAGCGGACCAGCAGCCACGCATTCTCTTACCTGAAGGAGTCTCACGGTGAGTACACTCGTCGAGCAGCTTCGTTCGTCGGACCAGTCGAAGGTCGCTGAGGCGCTGGCTGCGCTGAAGACGGCTGAGATTGGTGACATCGTTCTCTGGTTCCCTGATGGGGACATCGATGCACCGCCGCACCCGGCAGTGGTGACGGCATTGGGGTTGCGTGCTTTGACCCTGAACATCCTCGGCCCGGACATCAAGACGTTCCGGATCTTGGATGGCGTTCACCACATCACCGATCCGTACTGCCGCCGGATCGAAACCCGCGAGGCTGGTGGCTGGGACCATACGCCTCGCACAAAACGTCTCTTGGAGGTATTATCGTGAGCAAGCCTGTTCCTGACCGCGATGTCATCGAGCGTGCCTTGGACAAGAACAAGGAGATCACCAAGGTGCTGAAGCGCCAGGTGAAGGTGTCGGCGGACTACCACGCTGCCATCACTCCTTCGACGGAGGAAGAGTACGCTCTCCTGCCCGTCACTGGCAAGGTCACTTCGCAGCTGGGCAAGCTGAACGACGAGGCCAAGCTGCTTCGCCGCCAGCTGAAGCTGATCGATGACTACGATGGGCACTTCGGCGAGAAGAAGGATTCGCCGGTCGCCAAAGAAGAGCCGGTTGCCGTGGCTGGCTAACATGGAGGGGTTGCGATGGGTGATTCACTGAAGCCACTGGTGTCGCAATGGCTTGCCAAGATTCAGCTGGCCTGGGAATGCAAGAAGAAGTCATTCCAAGACTCGGCTGATGAGTGCATGCGGATGCTCGATGGTCCGTATGACTGGCTCTACAAGCCTCGCGGTGGCGCTGGCCAGAGTTTCGATGTTGACGACATGGAAATGAAGGCTCCCAGCGTTCGCATCACCATCAACAAAACGGCTGAGCTTGTTCAGCTGTTTGGCCCAGCGATCTACCATCGCAACCCAATCCGTCGCGTGAACCCGCGCGAGATCGTGCAGCCGCCTCAGTCGATGTTCGGCGACGTGCAAAACGATCCGATGGCGGCTCAGGCTGCGCAGATGTACATGGCTCAGTTCTCACAGATGGCTGAGCAGGATGTCGCCCGCGCCCAGCTGATGGAGAAGTACCTCAACTACACGCCGACCGCGCTGAACCTCAAGACGCACAGCCGGTGGGCTATGACGGAGGCTCTCATCAAGGGAGCCGGCCTGCTCTGGACGGAGGTACACAGCCCGGCAGGCTCCACGCAGAAGTGGATCGGTAGCTTCTTCGACACGGTTGACAACCTCCAGATGGACCCCGACGCTGAGGTGATGACCGATGTGAAGTGGGTCGCGCGGCGTTGCTGCCATCCCGTGTGGGAGGTGGAGCAGAAGTATGGCTTGGCCCCCGGAACGCTCAAAGCAACGACGGGGATGGAGAGCTATACGGCGACAGCTTCCGTGAACTCCTCGCCGGATGAGGAGTACAGACGCAAGCAGGGGCGAACAGCCGACCTGCTCGTCTACTACAAAATCTACAGCAAGATGGGTATGGGTGGTCGGCTTCACGGCGTCCCGGAAAACCTGAAGCAGATGTACGATATGGTGGGCAACTACGTCTACCTCGTCGTCGCTGATGGCGTTCCGTACCCGCTGAACCTTCCGCCGCCGCTGTGCGATGCGTTCAACGCTGACGATCCGATGATGCTCCAGCAGCTGCTGCCCGCGATCCAGCAGAGGTTGCAGTGGGAGACTCCGTTCTGGGCCGACAACACTTGGCCCTTCACGATGTTCGCCTTCCACTTCAAGCCTCGCCAGCTGTGGCCACTGTCGCACCTGAAGCCTGGCATGGGTGAGTTGCTGTTCCTGAACTGGGCCTGGTCCTTCCTTGCGGCCAAGGTCCGTATCGCCTCGCGCGACTTCCTGGCAATCGCTCAGTCAGCTGGCGAGGAGATCAAGAACAAGATCAAGCACGGGGCCGACTACACGGTCATCGAGATCCAGAACATCCAAGGCTCGATCGATAAGGTGGTTCAGTTCCTTCAGCATCCTGGGTTCAACCCGGAAATCTACAAGGTGATCGCTGCCGTCACAGAGCAGTTCGATCGTCGCGTTGGTTTGACGGAACTGATGTACGGCATGTCGGCGAGGCAGATGCGATCCGCGCAGGAGGCGCAGATCAAGAGCGATGCGATCAACGTGCGTCCCGATGACATGGCAAACTCCGCTGAGGACGCCATGACTGAATCTGCCCGCAAGGAGGCGTTCGCTTCCCGCTGGCACCTCACTGGGGTGGATGTCGAGAAGCCGCTGGGGCCAACGGGCGCTCAGATGTGGGATGCCTTGATGGTTGACTCTGACCCATCATCGATCCTGTACTCGCTGGAGTATCGCATCGAGGCAAACTCCGCCCGCAAGCCGAACAAGGCTCAGGAAGCGGAGAATATGCAGCAGGCGGTGCAGAACCTGTTCCAGCCTCTGTTTGGCTACGCTCAAACGACGGGCGATGTGAACCCGATCAACGCGCTCATCACGGACTGGGCAAAGTCGATCGACCTGCACGCCGAATCGTACCTGTTGCAGCCTCCGCCTCCGCCTCCTCCGCCCATGCCACCAGAGGGCGAGGCTCCACCAGAAGGACCGCCGCCTGAAGCGGCACCAATGTAAGGAGAAGGGATGCCGAAGACTTTGCTGATGCCAGACACCGATTTTGTGTTCCGCCCGAACTCGATGGATTTCCACACGTTCGCAAACGTGATGATCGCCAACGAGTATCACCTGCCTAACAAGTTCAAGGCTGAGGACACCATCATCGATCTGGGGGCAAACATAGGGTGCTTCGCCCTAGCCTGCTTGGCTCGCGGTGCAGGGTACGTTGAGTGTTGGGAACCGGATGCTGACAACTTCCGCTACCTCACTAAGAACCTAAAACTGTACCCACGCAGATCTAAGCAGATTCGCGGGATCGTCATGCACAAGGAGATGAACGTCAACTTTCTGTCAAAAGAAAGGTTCAACACAAGCTGCTTCAGGGTGGACACGAACACGGCTGGCGATGTCCATAAGCTGCGACCGGATCAAAGGAAGGCTGTAGCTATTGACAGCATCCTACCGGATGAGCCATTCCGCCTTCTGAAGATCGACATTGAAGGGTCGGAGTGGCCGATCCTGTACGAGTCAGAGAAGCTGGTAAACGCGAGGGAGATTCTGCTAGAATGCCATCAGACGCTACCCTATCCTGGGTATCAATGCACCTTCCCCTGTGCCATTGAGCGGCTGAAGCACTTGCGGTTCAATGTGGAAAGTTGGAAGGAATCCGACCAATCCATCGCGAACCTGCTCGTTAGGGCAACGAACCGGAGGCGACTGTAATGGGACTCCTCGACGCACTAGGCTGGGTTGGCGAATCACTCGGCAAGCCTGGCGCTGCGGTGCGCGGGCTGCTCGCTGGTCGCCCGGATCAGTTGATGAACCTCGTTCCGTTCTCGGACACGCTTGGGTTGACGGACCCTTCGCAGCGAACGAGCGGGCGCGATCTCCTTCGCCAGTGGGGTGCGGCTGGGCCTGAAGACAACTGGGGGAACTTCGCTGGCGGCATGGCTCTGGAGGCTGCCACAGACCCGCTGACGTATGCTGGCGGCTGGTTGGCCAAACAGGCGCTGGGCGGGGCCGGCAAGGCTGCATCGCAGCTTGGTGGCCTAAGAGGGGCACGCAGCGGGTTCTCGATGGCTCACGGTGTTGACGACGCTGGCAGGGCATCGCAGATCGTCGGCGGTTCTCCTGCGACGAAGGAGTACGCTCAGGCAGCGTCGATGCTCATGGCTGACCCCACGACGGCTGGCATCCAGGGCGGCTTGAACTTCCCTGGCATGAACGTGGCTACGACGCGCGCTGGGACGGGGCCGCATGTGTGGCGTCATGAGGCTGTACACGGTCTCGTCGATCAGGCTCGTCAGGGCGCGGGCCAAGGGCTGCCTCTGCCAATCAGGGCGGTTGGCGCGCTGAAGCGTGGGACGCTCGATGAGGCTGGCAACATCATCCCTAGCTTCAGAGCAGGCGTTGGCCAGGTCGCTGATGAAGCGTTGGCGTATGGGCTGGAGAACCGTGGCCTGATGAACCAGCTGAAGGGGGCTGGGCACTTCCTGTTCAGCCCGTCGCTGGAAGGTCGCGCGGGTTTCGTCGATGCCTTCAAGAGGCTCAACCCAGCGGTTGGTACAGCCTACGAATGGGCACCAGCAGCCTTGAAAGGCTCAGGAATTGCCGGTGGCCTGGGCGCTGGATACATGGGTGCAAGTTCACTGGCCGACATGCTACGAGAGGGAGGAGCGTAATGCTTCTGACAAGGGAACTTCTGCAAAAGCTGGACGACGTTGAGTCGGCGCGTGCCGCCTTTAACAACGCCGTTGAGGTGTTCAGTCAGCGGGACAATGAGCGTGAAGCTGCTCGCATCCTCATGGTCCAGGCTCGCGAAGAGATGGAGCGGCTTCGCAAAATCATGGAGTTGCGCGAAAAGGAGTACGCAGAATCATGCGTGACGGAACGACGAAGGACGCCGTGACCTACTCGGCCCGGCTTGAGCATTATGAGAAGACGAGCGAACTCGCTACGGACATGGAGGTTGCCTTCCTCCTTATCCAGGGCAAGGAGTTCCCAGTCGTCAACCCGAACCCGCTCATCCAGGCGAGGTACATCGCGAGCCGGCTTGATGGAAGTCACCACAAGTGGGCTGACATGATCGCTCATCAGCAGCCTCCGGGGTGCAAGACGGATCGCGAGTTCCTCCGTGGCCATTGCTGCGGCAACCAGTTCGAGAAGACGCCTCATGTTGGCAACTACTACCGAAGTATTGCTGATCGTGCTGGCGTTGACATCACTGGCAAGGTCTACATGGGCACTCTAGCGGAATATCCGGGCGATCCGCGTGCCTGGATTTCGGGCCGGGGAGATGCGCAGAGACTATGCGAGGAGCGTGGCTGGGGCTGTGAGGGTGCTGTTAATGTTAAAATGCGTGAACGAGAGAACCCTCCCGAAGAGGTTGCCGTGGCAGACGACATCGTGGCGGAGCGCGTCGAGCGACGACTTGACGAGATGGCTCCCCAGGATGCGATGAGGGTTGACCTTGCAGAGGCCGCACATGAGGTGCGCGAGACGCTGAAGCCTCACTGGAGTAAGTGACTATGGCTGGTCCACTACTTTCGGATCGCGTGTACGAAACGTCAGCAACTACCGGCACAGGGACATTCACCCTTGCCGGCACTGCTGATGGCTCCGTTACGTTCTCATCTGGCGTTGGCAACGGCAACACCTGCTTCTACTGCGCCGCCCACCAGACGGCGAACGAGTGGGAGGTTGGCCTCGGCACCGTATCGACCGGGCCTGACCAGCTTGCGCGCACAACGGTCCTTCGCAGCACGAACAGTAACAACGCTGTTAATTTCTCGGCTGGCACGAAGGATGTGTTCGTCATCGCGCCAGCTGACTACGGGTTGCCCATCATCCAGATGCCGACGACGTTCGCCATCCGTCGCATGCTTGAGACGCGATTCTCCTCCGTTGTCGGAAACGCTCGCGGTAACGGCGCTGTTGACTTCCAGGTCTACAGGCAGTCTGCCGGTCAAGTCGCTTCTGGTAACTACTCAGGAGTTTTCACTGGGACGAGAAACACGGCTTCTGGGTCAAACTCCTGTGTTCTTGCTGGCAACGTAAGCACAGCGTCCGGCACAAGCTCTATCGTTGGCGCTGGTAACAACAACACGGCGTCTGGTACAAGGTCTGGCGTGTTCACTGGCAACAGCAACACAGCCAACACCACCAACTCTGCCGTTCTTTCTGGTGGAAGTAATTCGGCTACGCAAAACTACTCTGTGTGCTGCGGCGGATATGGCAACAACGCTGGCGGTGGAACATACACAGGAATCGTGGCTGGAACAAGCAATAGCTCCAGCGGCGCGCGTAGCTTCATTGGCGCTGGCAACAGCAACTTCTGCAACGGTGGAAACTCGTCCGTTGTTGGTGGCAACAACAATGACGCTACCGGAACGAACTCCGCCTGTGTTGGTGGGAACTCTAACGTCGTCAGCGCCACGAGCGCATTTGGTGGTTGCGGCGAAAGCAACACCGTATCTGGCACTCAGTCTGTCGTGTGCGGCGGTAGGGCAAACACGGCAAGCGCAACCTACTCAGCTGTCCTTGGAGGGCACCAAGGCAAGGCAGCCCTTCGTGGCCAGCAGGCACACGGCAGTGGTAGGTTCGCGGCTGACGGTGATGCACAGACGAGTCAGCTTGTTGCGAGGATCTCAACAACTAACGCTACCCCAACCGAGCTAAGGCTTGATGGGTCTAGCGTGAGAATCACAATCGTAACGGATACAACATGGGCATTCTACATTCTCCTTGTGGCGCGAAGGACGGACGCGGACAACGAGAGTGCGGCTTATGAGTTTGTCGGCTGCATCGATAGGAATGGAAGTACGACAGCATTGGTGGGCACTGTCCAGAAGACGGTGATCGCTGAGGACACGGCTGCTTGGGATGCTGATGTCACTGCCGACGACACGAACGATGCAATGGCTATCACTGTGACGGGTGAAGCCAGCAAGACGATCCGATGGGTTGCTTACATCCGACTTGTGGAGGTTACTGGATGATCGCGTTCATGGCTGGCATGCCTCGCTCTGGCTCCTCGTTACTGTCCTCCTTGCTGCGTCAACACCCCGACATCTACGTCTCTCCAACGAGCGATTTGGTTGAGGCGATGGCGCAGCTGCGGAACAACTGGCTCAAGTGGGATGGCTTCCGGTCCCAGAAGGTCAACGAGGTTGGGCCACGGATCAGGGATGTTCTGTACGGGATGATGCAGAGCTTCTACAAGCCTGAGTTGGCTCATGGAAAGCTAGTCATCGACAAGAACCGTGCATGGCCGGCGTACATCGAGATGATCGAGGAGATCACAAATGAGAAGGTGACGATCATTTGCCCCGTCCGTAGCGTGGTTGACATCGTTGCCAGCTTCGAGCGTCTGAGGCACCAGAACCCCTTGACCGCGCCGCACGGCACCGATATGGAGTACGTCACAGGCCAGAGCCTCCGTGGTAGGGTTGACATAATGTGCGCCGACGGAGGAGTCGTCGGAATGAGCGCAAGGAGGATAACCGATGCGATTGATCGTGGACTGGCTGACCGCCTTCTGATTGTGCCTTATAGTTGCATTGTTACTGATCCGGTGTCTACTTGCGTTCATTTGTCCGGATTGCTTGGATTGAAGCCAATGCGTGTGAAAACCGAATCTATTCTTCCAGACAACCACACAAGTGATATGGAAGTTTGGGGAGTACCGTTGCATAATGTTGGTGATCGCGTGGACCCTACCCGTGCCCAAGTAAAGCATGGGCTGCCGATCGATGTGGCACTAGCCTTAGATCGCAGGTTCCCCGACATACAAACCATTGCTCACGCCGGAATGGTCATCCCTGGGCACGCTGTAGAAGGGGTGATAAAGCAGGGAAGGGTGTAGGATGCACGCTTACGGGCCGATCTCAAGCTACCCGATCAGTGACATCTTCGGGTTGAACGGTGATCCGGTTGTGGACGCGCGTCCCTTCCGCCGCCGGTGCAGCAATGTTTCTGTTACCGAACCTGTTCCTGAGTACACTTGGTAAGCGCTAGGAGGGTGCAATGTCAGGCAATCGTTTCAAGTTCACGAAGTCGGGCATCTCGACTGGAACGTCTATCAAGACGCTGCTCCAGATCGTGGCCGCTTCAAACCACAAGGTTCTGATCGACGAAATCTCGATCTCCTTCGCTGGTACGAGCAACACGGCTGCGCCGATTCTGGTGCAGGTCGCGCGCAACACAGACGCTGGTACGATGTCTTCCCTCACCGGGGCGAAAGATCCCGATGACTGGAGTGAGACCATTCAGACGACTGGCCAGCACACGGCGACCGTTGAGCCGACGCAGGGCACGGTCATCATCGATGAGTATGTCCACCCGCAGACCGGGTATACCTGGCAGGCTCCGTTCGGCAAGGCTATCGCTGTCGGCGGTGGTGATCGCCTGGGTATCGCGGTGACGGCTGGCGCGTCCGTTTCGGCTGCGGTTCGCGTGTGCGGCGAAGAGTAAGCCGGATAGGCGGGCCACGCCATGCACATTCGGCGCTCAAGGAAGCAGTTCCACGCTCCGACGCCTTACGGAGATCCGCCGCCTCCGGAGCCTGTTGTTCTACCGCCAGCCCGTCGTCTGGTTACATCAGACGACGGGTTGGCCTACTCGTTTCATGGCAAGGTCAGGCGATCCATCGCCCAGCCTGACGCGCAAGAAGCTCCAGCTTACAATCCGAACGTCATGCAGCGCCGCTGGGGGCGCTCGTTCGACGTTGCAGACGGTGCCATCCTTCAAGGGAAGGTGTTCCGCAAGAACGCCGCCGTCGTTCCCGGACCTTACCCAGAGGTTGCACAAACCAAACGCTCCCGCGTGGTGCGTTGCATCGACGACTTCATGCACATCTTCACTGGGAAGGTGATGCGTCGTCGCGTGCCGATCGAGCCGGAAGTCAGCTTCGCGCGCCCGCAAGGTAGGCGCATGGCGAGGGGCAACGACGCTCCGTTCAACGCCTCCGGTGGCATCATCCGAACGAGGCTGATCGTCACCGATCCCGAGACGGTCATCGGCACGCAGCGCCCGATCTTGCGTCGTCCGGTGTACAAGCCAACGAACGAACCGGAACCGTTCTGGGGCCGCGTCATCCGTTCGGCTCCGCAGTCGGACCCGATCGGCGTCTGGACGATCCGTCGAAGATTCGTGTCGGTATACGAGGTGCCGCCGAATCCTGTTATATTCAAGCGAGGGTTCTTCCACACCGGCTTGACTGGTGATCCCCCTCCCTGCCCAGAGCGACCGATCTGGGTTGATGAGTCTTGTAGTGCGGCCTCCTTCACGGAGGACGAATGCAGCCGCCCGGCAATCGTTGAGGAGAGCAGCGATTTGCCGGCGGCTCCCGTTAACCCCGATGACTGCTGTTGAGGTGGTAGATGTCTACGCGAGTTGAACTCATCACCTGGAACGATCTGATCGAGCATGTCACCGACTTCATGGGTGCGCAGCCCAGCGGTGAGGCTCGACGGGACGCGAAGCGCGCAACCCTCCATGGGTTGCGCGACATCGCGAATTGCTACAACTGGGCCTACTACTACAGCCGTGGTCGGATCAACATGAACGAGCCGTATAGCACCGGCACGGTTGAGTACGATCACACGGGTGGCGCGCATGAGCGAATGCTCACTCTGACTGACGGCACTTGGCCCACCTGGGCGGCGCTGGGCTACGTCAACATCAACGACGTGGTGTACGAGATCGCAACACGGCAGAGTAGCTCGATCATTACCCTCAGTGTGAACTCCAACCCAGGCGAGGATGTCGCATCTGGAACGTCGTACACGCTGTTCCGTGACGAGTACCCACTCCCTTGTAACTTCCAGAGCATGGGCGAGGTTATCATCGCCACGTTCTCGCGAGTGCTGGCGTTCGAGCATCCGAACGACTGGCTTGCCCGGCAACGTATCTGGCGCGGGACGGCGTGCCCACACAGCTACAGCATCAAGGGCAACCCGGACTACCAGAACACGCTGTCGATGGCAGTGTATCCTCCGCCTGACGACACCTATGTAATCGACTACCTGTACAAGCGTAGGCCGCGCCCGCTCAAGTACGACTCCTACTCCACGGGAACGGTGTCGGTATCCTCTGGAGCTACAGCCGTTGTCGGCAGCGGCACAGCGTTCGAGTCGGGCATGGTTGGCAGCATCCTCCGCCTCGGTTCGACGACGCAGGTGCCGACCAGCCGCTGGGGTAGCTACCCCTTCAGCCAAGAGCGTGTCATCACAGCGGTGGGCAGCGCGACGGCATGCACCGTCGATGCAGCCTGGAGCGCGTCGGCGTCGGCAGTGAAGCAGATGGTGAGCGACCCGATCGACATTGACGTGGGCAGCATGCTGACCTTCCTCTTGAGGAGATCGGAACTGAACACGGGCTACGCTCGAAGCAGAAAGGATCGAGGCATGCTGGAGCAGATGTGCATGCAAGAAGAGATCCGCGCGAGGGAAGCCGACTCGCGGAACTTCAAGGAAGAGGCCATGGGACGCAGTGGTGTGTGGCCGACAAGGCTTGCTGACTTCCCGTTCCTGGGCAACGGATAGCGAGGTGAACGATGGACACTCCGTCGAGGCAGGTTGTGGAGATCCGAGATTTCCCTGGCCTGGCTACGCGCCCCGATTCGTTGGACACTCCTCCTGGGTCATCCATCATTCAGGAGAACATGCAGTCGTCCTACGAGGGCCAGCTGCGGAGTCGGCAGGGGATGACACCTATTCAGTTTGAGGAGGAATGAGCATGTTCCAAGGCTTCGCCGAACTTGGTGATAGCCTCCCCGTTGTGTTCCTTGTGACGAACTCGTCCCGTACCCCGGTAAACCTGGATGCTCTACCAACCTTCCGGGTGTACGGGCCTGACGGATTCGTTGCAGGACAATCGGGCAGCCTATCCTTTCGCGACACCGGGTCAATCACTGGTGCTACGAACGCCTCACCCATTGTCGTAACGTCGTCCAGCCATGGATTGCAGACGGGGGATCGGGTAACGATCACTGGCGTCCTTGGCAACACGGGGACCAACGGCACGTTCATCGTCACGCGCATCGACGCCAACACGTTCAGCCTCCAAGGCTCAACGGGAACTGGAACATACACGTCGGGCGGAACGTGGAACGTGACGGGGCTGTACGTTGCCAGCTTGACCGTATCCAGTGGGAACGGTTACGAGGTTGGCAGCTGCTACGAAGTGCTGATGGAAGGGTTGGTCAGCGCTGTCTCTTACGCGGACATGAACTCCTTCGTGGTGACGTAATGTACATCGGAACATACCAAGTAGGTCGCGAAGTAACCTATCGCGTCCACACGACGAACGCCTCAAAGACGCCTCAAGCGCCTGATGAGGCTCCGTTGATGTTCCTGTACGATGCCAACGGAACGACGATCTACGGTGGAAGAAGTGTCCCGTCGCGCGACTACCCACTGAAGACTGGTCTGTTTGAAGGACGAATCTTCCTCGATGAACGCTTCGAGGTTGGCAACTACACGCTCCGCGTATCCTGGCTAGTGAGTGGTACTGAGTTCAGTAGGACACTTTGTTTCGAGGTGATTCCGGCCAGCGACGGCTCGGGTCAGGTGCTGTCGATGTACTACTTCCAGAAGCCGAACGCGAACTACCTTGTGCAGGGCCGCGATTCGGGGCGGATCTACAAGGGCAAGAACCCAAGGGTGTGACATGAAGGATGGCTTCTCTATCTCGGGGCGCTACTACGTCACTTGCCGCGATGCGAACGGTGATGTGCTTTGGCGCGATATGATCGACAACACGCTCACCATCGTCGGCCTGACCGACATCCTCTCTGCTGCCTGTAACCAAGGTACGCAGCGAACGTGGTACATGGGGTTGATCGACTCAGCCAGCTTTGACGAGGTGTCGCAAGATGATACAATGTCCAGCCACGCGGGCTGGGTTGAGGAGGTTGACTACTCCGGTGCGACGAGAAAGCAGTGGACTCCGCTGTCGGTCGCCACGGCTGTGTGCCGCAACACCTCTGGCATCCAGTTCCAGGCGTCGGCGGCGCTGATTATCAAGGGGTTCTTCATCACCAGCGACTCCACGAAGAGCGGAACGACGGGGATCTTGCTGTCGGCTGGTGAGTTTACAACCGCGCGAACGATCCCATCCGGGGCATCGCTCACTGTTAACTACACGCTGCGTGCAGCGGGAGGTACATAATGAGGAAGCGATACATCCCTGAAAGCGGTGTGTCTCGCGTTAACAGGCTGTGGACGCACGACATCCCGGAGCGGCAGACGAAGACTCGCCGCACGGGGTTGCCAATCGTTAACCTGGCTGGGATCACAGAGGCTGAGTACGAGGACACGCTGATCGTCTCGGAACGTGGGCAGGCCACGGGAGGGCCGATCGCGGGGAACAGGTACAGGCGATAACATGGAACACTTCTTCTCTACTTCTGATGGCTTGCTGATGGTTGCCAACGGCATCGATCCCGTCCTTGTGTGGGATGGGAACGATCAGGAGATGGAACCAGCGGGGGTGCCTGCGCCCACGACGGCGTTGACGTTGGCGGCTTCAGAGTCAGGGGAGATCAACGGAACCTACTACGCCTACACTCGTTTCGTGGATGAGCGGAACAACCCTAGCGACCTGTCACCCATCAGTGACGCCGGGCTGTTCAGCGACGTTGGGTTGGTCGAGTACACCAACGTGCCTGTTCCTACATCGGCCAAGGTGAAGCGCCGCCAGATCCTCCGCAACACGGCGGGTCAGACGGATGTGTTTTACGTTGACATCGACACCGATGACTTGACGACAACGAGCTTCATCTCAGTGAGGGAGGACGATGACCTTCAGGTTCAAGAGTCTGTTGCCCTGTTCGATGAGCAGGACAATGTGCTGGCGAACACGCATGGAGTACCTCCGTCAGACAAGGCGTTCTTGGCGAGTAACCTAGATCGCATGTTCTTGGCTGGCGAGGAAACGTACCGTGACGGTTCTGTGAAGACTGTGTTCGGTAGCAAGACTGTCACTGGTATCGGCACCGAATGGCCGGCTACATTCGTGGGCCGATTCCTATGGGTGGCCGGCGCGGACCGAAGCTATGAGATCGAATCCGTCAATGTTACCGCACAGACCCTCACCCTCGTTGACGCATATGAGACGACAAGCCTTCCGTACTCGTCCTATGGCATTCGTCCTCCTGACGATCAACGCAGGCTGGTTCAGTTCTCGCGCGCGGGGGAACCCGAGAGTTGGTTGGCGTCTGACGCGGTTACAGTACAAGAGGATGGCGACGACATCACCGGATTGATGGCGATGGGTAGCTTCTTGTACATCATCCTCAAGAGGCACTGCTACCGCTTGACATTCCAAGAAGATCCGATCAAGGACGGTTTGATCTTCTTGGCCTGCAACCGGGGCTGCGTCAACAACCGCTCCTGGGTTGTCGTTGACGAGGCGTGCTACATGCTGGATGAGGCGGGCATCTACCAGTTCAAGGGCAGCCGGCAGACGGAAATTGTGTCGTCGCCGATACAGGATCTCTTCGAGCCGGCGCGTGGCGAACGTCGCTACCGCATCCGCTTCGAGGCTTCGAGGTACTTTCACGCTGTCTATGACTACGGGCAGCAGGTCATCCGCTGGTTCGTGTCGCTCGGCAGCACGCGGTATCCCAGGCACGCTCTGTGCCTGAATATCGTGTCGCGCGCGTGGTGGGTTGAGGAGTTCCCCGTGCCCATCGCATCCAGCTGCGAAGGCGTCCTAGACGGTCAGCGGAGGGTGTTCCTTGGCGGACCCGGTGGCGAGGTGTACACGCTGGGCGCTAGTACACTGGATCTCGTTAGCCCCATCCGTGGTACGGTTCGTGGGACCGTAACGTCATCGAAGCCGCGTGCCTTCACGGATGAGTCGGCCAACTTCGGTGACGACGTAGTTGGCTGCCCGATCGTCGTCGTTGACGGCGATGGTCGGGGCCAGCTGCGGAAGATCGTCGAACGTGTGTCGTCAACGGAGCTTCGCATCGATCGCCCCTGGAACGTGACGCCTGCATCGCCCGACGTGTATCAGGTTGGCGGCATCAAGTGGCGTTACCGAACAGGTTGGTTCCGCTGGGGTGTCCTCACGCCAGAGGAGACAAACCGTCGCCTGGAGATCCTGTTCGAGCCGTGCCTGTACGATCAGCGCCTTGATGTACAGCTGTACCAGGATCGGAGCCGAACGCCGACCGTCTGGGATGCCAACTACAGCCCCGACGAACTGTCGATGCTTGGTAGCGAGAGAGAGTCTTCGCTCCTTCGTGGCGACATGACTGGTGAGCGGGGGTTCATGCAGCGCCGGCTGGACGATCATCGCGACGTGTACATCGACGGTCGCCGCATCTTCTCCTGGGAACTTGACGGAGTAACCAACCGGGACGATGCGATCATCTACCAGCTGACGCTCGACGGGGCGATTGGGAGTGAGCGATAATGGGGTTCCTCAAGCGGCAAAGCATCCGGCTGATGAGGGAGTCGTGGCACGACGCCAACGAACTCGCGGAGGAGATGCGCGCTATCTTTAACTCTGAAGAGCCGATTGTATTTGACCAACCAATCACTATTAATAATAACACAGGAGAGCCTGCAATTACCATCAACAATGGTGGTAATGGTCCTACCATTGAGATTAATAACAACCCTACTCCTCCAATCCAGTTTCCAGATTACCCTCCCATCACCATCCCAGACTTTCCAGAGATCCCCCCGACGATTATCTATAACAACGACGGCACAATCGTAGATGGAGACGGCGAGCCGGTTGACCAAGGTGGCACTGTGAGTGGAGGTGGCGGTGGAGGATTCCCAGGATTAGTTGTGTCTGGTAGCGGCGACCTGTATGAGGTTGACGTGTATGAACGTGGAACTGGCGAGCCTCCCACCAGGCGATTTGTCCGTATTATGCAGATTGATGAAGACGCAACCATCCCTGCTGGAACTGGTCTGCTTGTGGCCAGGGTTACGAATGGCTCAAATGTATTTGAGTATTACAGCCAGGTCGCTGTTTGGTTATGAGGTGACAGATGCCTGATCGGATTCGTAGGGGATACCCAATTAGGTTGCCCGGATTTAACTACGACGGCACAGCGAATAACAGGGTTGGGCAGAAGCCTGACCCAACCGACCCTACTTTGCCAATCGCCTACCTGAAGGCGCAGATCCAGGCTTTAGGCTGGAACATTAGGTATGAGAGTCCATTGGTTTCAGCTAGTGGCCAGCTGTTTAAAGTTCCTTGCGTCTTGCTGAGTAACGGAGAGTATGTACTGCCAGTAAGCGGGCCGATTCGAGAACGCATGGATGCGCTGCCGCTAATCTATGCTGACCTTGAAGATGTCCCAATTCTTCCAGGCACAACTGACCCGCCAGGCGAAGCGCCACTTGAGATTTTGGCGGGCCATCCATTACAGATTGATGATCCACAGTACATCTTGGAGCCTGAAACCTTTTTAGGCGGAAGGGTTTTTGTGGTGGTTTTTAACTCATCACTGTTTATTGGCGAGTACGAGGGGGACACGGAGATTGATTATACCGCTCAGGTTGGTGGTGCAGATGTATGTAGCCTTGCTGGATACTTAGCTGGGATTGAAACCATTGAAACTACATTGTCTGTTGGCTCCAATACTGGCGCTCCAACGTCGGTAACCCCTAACACGGAAGCCACTAATGCAGCTGTGGCTAAGTTTAAGGAGATGGTTGACAGGTATGACAAGTTCAAGGTTGTCTTTGTTAAGCCTGCTCCTTCAGATATAGAGATTTTTGGCGCGCCGGTGGCGTGTTCGTTCTTGAATGACTTACTTGAGCAAGTGCCTATCCTTTTCGATGGAGACACCGGCGTTGATGACACTGTTACTGATGAGCAGTTTATTAACTATTTCGCCGATATTTCAGAAGCTATCGTCGCAGAAATGGGGGAGAACGCTGAGTATCGAAGTGACGGCTCCGCGCCATCGCTATCCGAGATACTCGACTTCTTTGAAGAGTCTAGCTCTGACTAGTATCTGGCGAACACAAGCGTTACAATGCTCGATTGGAGGTGAAGCATGGCAGTAGTGACGATGACTGGTGGCGGCTGGGGACCGGGGGCGAAGAAGTACCAAACTTCGACCAACGTGGCCCCGCAGACGTACAGCTACACCTCGCCGACTGCAACGACAGCGATGCAGCAGACGAGGCAGCAGACCCCTGCGCAGCAAACGCAGCAGCAACAGCAGCAGCAGCCGAACGCTGCACAGACTGCTCAGCAGCCCGCGCAACGAAGCGAACTGGCCAACTACATGAACCAGTATTACGGTCAGAAGGGGTTCTTCGCTGGCGACATCAACAAGGCTCGCAACGACTTCCAGCAGTGGAAGGGCCAGCAGCCAGCGCCAGCAGCTGCTCCTGCGGCGGGCGGGCAGTCGGCCCTGTCTCAGCAGCTTGGAAACCCTCCTGCGGGTGCGGCTCCAGCAGCGGCAGCGCCTGCGGTGAAGAAGAACGCCTACCAGACGTGGGTTGACCAGCAGGTAGCCAGGAACGCCACGAGCGAGAACTTCGACGAGGGCCAGTTCCGCCGGGTTACGAACCAGAACCTGGGCCAGAACTACGGCGGCTTCATGCAGTGGATGCGTGACCAGGGGTACGCTGGTGACGCAAGGAACGAGCAGCTGGCCCTGCGTCAGCAGTACGGCGTTGATCGCCTTGGTGGCATCATCACACCGGCTGGCGCGCAGGCGTACAACACAGCACAGGATGTCTTCAACCAACGGCAGTACAACCGTGCCAAGCAGCTTGGCTTCCTTGGTGTTGACCCGAACGTGGGACAGTATGGCAAGAGCTACATTCGAGCAGTGGGGTAAACCATGATGCAGATGCCGCAGATGGGGGGCAATCAGCAGCAGCAGATGGACCCCCTTGAGCAGAGGCGAAGGAGCGCGTTGGCTGAGCAGCTTGCAGCCAACCCTATCTTCCTATCGCCCATGGATGACATGAACGCTAAAATGGCCCAAATCGCGCGGGCCGGCGGTCCTGATTACGCTGGCGATTACGGTATGTCGATGAGGCATACGAATCCAGGCGGTGGAGATTACTCCAGAATCATGAGGCATTCGTCGCTGGCGGATCACCTTCGCCGCAGTGGATAAGGAGTGAACCATGGGTTTCCTTGGATCTGTCCCAGGTGTTGTTTACAAGCAGACCGGCCCAGGCGCTGGTATGTACGAAGGCACCGTCATGGGCGGCATCAGCGATCCTGATGCCATGATGAAGCTGAACCAGGATCGCTTCCAGTTCGGCAAGACGATGGACTGGACCAAGCAGAAGTATGGCTTGGACCAGGCTGCCACTGACCGCGCGCAGGCGCTTCAGGCTGCTCTCGCGAGGGAGGGTAATGCCAACCAGATGAGCATTGCCAGCATGCAGTCTGAGGCGTCGAAGTACCCGCACTTGCTCAAGCAGCAGAGGTGGAACCAGCTGTTCCCTTCTGTCCAGGGGTTGCTGTCGAATCCGGGCCAGTTCCTGAGTCAGTACAACACCAGCCAGGCGTCGGGCCAGCAACCGGGGATCGCAGCCTCACCGATCTACTCGGGGCAGCAGACGAACGAAGCGGTGAACGCGATGCGCGCGAAGAACGATCGCGCGATGGCATCGAGGCAGGAGCAGCTGAGTCGAGAGGCTGCTGGTCGAGGGGCAGGGTCGAACTCGCCCCTTGTTCGCTCCATGAGGGAAGCCATGTACGGTCGCAACCTCGCGGCCAACACGGCGGGCGAGCAGGATCTACGATTCAACGTCGCCGGGCAGAACGCTCAACACTTGCTGAAGGCACAGCAGGCGCAGGAAGAGCAGTACGCTCGACGGCAGAACGAGGGCATCGAGCGAGGCAAGGTTGGCGTTGGTGCCCTGTCCAGTATCCTTGGTAGCCTGATCGGCTCCATCTAAGGAGGTTGCCATGTTCGTACCTGTTGACGCTACGGAAATGCCGGGGATGCCCAGCTACAGCGCCGTCACTCCTGATGAGGAGCGTCGTCGCCAGATGGAGGCATTCCAGGCGACGATGGCCAAGAAGCGAGCGGTTCCGCAAACCTATGGCGGGTCCGCGATCGACCGTGGCGATGCTGCGCCTGGCTCGTACATCCAGCTAGGCGGCGGGCAGGGTGACTACGCCAACGCCAAGGATCTCGGCTCACTCGCTCAATCGGGCAACATCGATGCGATGCTGGCCCTGCGTCGTCGGATGCAGGAGGACGAGCGGCCCATGCGGATGAACGAGACGATGGGCGAAAGGATGGGCCGCGCGGACCAGGCGTTCGCTCAGATGATGGGCATTGGTGCGAACGCTTTCGACGCTGACACGAAGCGTTCCGAGGCTGGCATCCGTGAGTTGGGTGTCAAGGTTGGTGGGCCTCAGCAGCTTGCTTCCGAAGAGGCTCGGGAGAAGATGCGTGGGGAGAACCAGCTGAAGATCGCCGACAAGAGCGTCCGCGCAGCTGAGAAGGCGGAACATATCCGCGCCAACGAGGCGCTGCGTACTGCTGGCAAGAGCGAGGAGTACGTTACCGCAGCTGCCAAGAAGCGTGGCCAGGATTCCGCTGACTACGAGAACTCCCGGCGTGAGGAACTTGCACCAAAGGATGGCAAGATCAAGATTACCGCTGGCGGCGACGTGAAGGTTAGTGGTGACGGCAAGGACGATGGCAAGGGCAAGGATCTTCGGGCAATCGGTGAGCGTGACGCATCGCTCGGTCGCCTGGGTTACTCCGTGACTCCCGATGGCAAGCCTACTGGTGAGTTCAGCGCAGAGGCTCTAGTTGGCGAGTTGACCAGGAACCCGGCGTTGGCGAAAGATCCGGAGTTTATCGCTGCGTTCAAGCGTGGCACAGGCGCGAAGTCTTCCAAGCAGGTCAAGGAGGAGATCGCCCTGGCTCTGTCGAAGCGTGCCACCTCGATCCAGGGGCGGAATGCGAACGAGCGGTACGGTGGCATCCAGATGCACACGCGGCCCGGCATGGTGGCGATGACGATGCCAGGCAAGGAGGGCGAGGTTGCTCCCCTCATTTACCAACGGAACTACACACCAATGCCAGGCGCTGGAGCCTTGGCAGGAACTGAGTACGCCACACCGACCTTCCGTGGCGATACGATCAACCGCTACAGGGCCGAGGCATCGGCCCTTGGCGACATCCTTGCCGCGCTTGGTGCGAACTAAGGGGTGAGCAATGCGTGCAGAAGACACCAGCCTGGGCGCTCAGGATAGAGGCATCCTCGGTACGATCGGGGATGTCATGTCCGCGCCTCGTCGTATGCTGTGGGGTGCCCTTGGTGGCCCTGAGCATGGCAACCAGCTGATGAGCCAACTGTTCGGGATGGATGAGAACTCTGGCGTGGCGAGGGGACTAGGCTTCGGTGCCGAGATGCTCCTCGATCCGCTGAATATGATCCTTGCTGCACCACTCCTCAAGGGTGCGTTGGGCGCATCGCGCGCGGGCGCTGGCGCTATGGAGGCGCTGAACGCGGCCAAGGCGGCGGAGGCTGCCAATGCTGCCGGTGCTGCTGGTGCTGCATCTCGGATCGGTGGAGGTGGAGCAACTGCGGCACGGGAGGCTCTGCTGTTGCAGGAGCAGGGCAACGTGGCCAGACAGCTTGCGAAGGAAGCTACGATGGCGACGGATCTCGGGCGGGCTGACCTGCTCGGGATGTCGATGGGCCAAACGAAGGCGTTCCAGCAAGCGACTCCAGAAACAATCGCTGCCTTCGAGGCGGCTGGTCTAGGCCGGGGAACCCCTGGCACCATGCGAACTCTTGCTCCTGGCTACGAGGTTGGTGGGCTGGAAGTCATGGGCGGGAGATTGCCGCAGGGGGCCAGCATGGCTCCCGTGTCCTACCCAACGGGCGGGATGACGAAGGCTGGCAACCCTGCAATGCGCAGCAGCGGGTCAGCCGTCGCCATTGGTCCAGAAGGACTACCGCAGATGCCAGTTGGAGCGGCAGACCAGCTGCTCATGTCCCCCATGGGTTCCAACGCGGACGAACTGGCTGCGATGCTCGCGCAACGCACCCGTCCCGCTGGCATGCGAGGCCAGGCTGAGATTGGGCAGGACATTGTCGGTAACATCCTCCGCCAGGGTCAACAGCGTCGTGTCGCTGGCGTAACCGATCGGCTGAGGCAGCAGGCCATAACGGGCGATGTGGCCGCAAGGCAGGCTGCTGCTGATGCGATGGGGATGGGTGCCTTCGACTGGGGAATGGTCGGAACAGGCTTGGGTGGCGGTAGCGCCCTTGGCGCTGCCCTTGGCATGGGAGCCTTCTAATGAACGCGATGCTTGCTGGATTGCTGGGCGCTGGTGCCATGGGTGGCGCTGGTCAACTCTTCTCGGCGATGGGTGGCCCGCAAGGTCGCCCCGTCAACATGGGTGAGTTGGCTGGCCCCATGGGTGGCATGATGTCAACCGATCCGTGGCAGCAACTCGCTGCTCAGGGAGCGATGAGCGCTGGCGCGCGTGTGCCTGACACCGCTGTTCGGTACGCACCCGATCCCCGTGCTGAGCAGATGGCTCAGGAGATCGGCATGACGGACGATCGTGGCGGCTTCGAGCGACTCATGGGCGACATCGGCGGTGCCCTTTCTGCTCCCCGGCGAGCGCTATGGTCGATGCTCGGTGGGCCTGAGTCTGGTGCCGAATTGTCCGCCAACATCCTCGGCGGCGATGCGTCGTCCGGCCTGAACCAGGGGCTGGGGTTTATGGCGGAGGTTCTCGGCGATCCCCTGAGCTATGCCGGCATGGGCGCTGGCATGCTGGGTCGCTTGGCTGGTCGCGCAGCCGGCGCAACGAGCGCACCAAGCAGGCTGGCTAACATTCTTTCCCATGAAGGTCAAGGGGTTCAATCGATGCGTGGTGCGCTTGGAATGACTGACGATGTGGCAGCGCGGATGGGCGGGACAATCGCACCATCAATGACGCCTCCGCTTCCGTTTACTCCAACGGCTGCGATTCCGGAGATCGCAAACACTGGATATAACGCCGAACAGCTGGGCAGTATCCTTGGCGCGGGCGCTGGCGATCTTTCCGCTATGGGCGCGGCGAAGGCTGCACCGTACAATATGGCTCGCGTGAATCCCCAGGTGAGCGGCCTCCTTCAGGAACTGGGATTCATGGACGAAGGTGGCCAGATGGCAGGCCAGCTTCCCGGCTGGGCAGGCGTTCGAGGCGGTCGCGTGATGCCGACGCCTGGCTCGGAGCAGATGATCGGGCACCTTCAGGACATCACGGGCCTGACGCCTGAGTTCAACCACCTCGCTCGCATGCGTATGATGGAGCGGCTACAGGGGTTGCAGCAGATGCCGACCGGATCGCCCTTCCCAGGAGCGTACTAATGCGGGCACTGATCTTGTCAGGAATCCTAGCATGTTTTTCTTACGCGGCTCCCGTGCCCAAGCACAGGGAGCCGCCTCCCATTTCAGCGAGCGAACTCGTTGGAACGTGGGAGATCAAGCGTGAGTTCCAGCACTGGATTTACACCTTCAACAAGGATGGCGGTTGCACCTGCAAGTCGGGCGGCAACAGCGATATGAAGTGGAGCGGCGTGTGGCGATGGTATGGTGGCAAGATTGAGACGAGGGAGTATTCCGACAGGGATGTGCCATACATCGACTCTGACGGATTCATGGTGACACCCAAGCCTACGGAATACAGTGTCAAGTTGCTTCGCGGAAAAACTAAGGGCACTTTCGAGGGATCGGAGAACCAATGGGTTTCAGGCACATGGAGGCGGGTTCAGTGATCTACTTCATCTCGGATGAAAACAACAGGGTGAAGATAGGGTACACATCAGGAACGGCAGAGGATCGGCTGAAGCAGTTGCAGACGGGCAACGCAGAGAAGCTGAAGCTGATCGTGTGGATGAAGGGGAGCCGGCTGGAGGAACTGAAGATCCACCGGCACCTCAACCACTACAGGCTTGAGGGCGAATGGTTCAAGCTGGAAGGTACTGTGAAAGAGTTCGTCCTTCTGGTAGAATCCTTACGGTCCAACGAGTGGACCAATATCTCCATCTGGCTTGATGCGGCGCACGATGACCAGCTGTCTGCTGTCTGTCTAATGTGTCGCGTCCTTAATCCGGGGCTGTGATGTTCGACGACATCCTCGATCCGATGGCTCCCTTGCGGCGACTTCAGCAACAGGACTACCTCGCGCGGCAGGCAGCCAACCCTGAGCAAAACATTCGCATCGCTCCCATGTCAGAGGAGCGAGAGCAGGCGCTACTTCCCCAGATCGGCTCGGCTGCCCTTGGTGGCCTGGGCGCTGTTGGTAGCTTCCTTGAGAAGACGTTCGGTGGCCGCGCAATCCGTGGTGCCCTTGGCGGAAACTTCCGCGAACTTCTCTCCGTTATCCCTGGCTCGGATGTTGCGGGTCTAACCGACTACTCCCAACGGGTAAGCGGCAGGGATCTTTTGCGCCAATGGGGTGTTGCTGACAAGGAGGATAACTGGGGGAACTTCCTTGGCGGGTTGGGCCTGGAGCTTGCGACTGACCCTGGCATGTACCTGGGTGGCCTGGGTGGCAAGGCGTTCACTGAGGGTGGCAAGATCGCCAAGGCGATTGGTGCCGTCCCAGCGACCGCGCGCGGGCGAGTGACCCAAACCATGGGGGACATCCTCAAAGCCTCTCCTGGCTTGACTGGGGCGGCGGAAACGGCAGCTGGTGGGGCAGCCAAGCTGGCGAGCGTCATCGACGAACCGCTGGCCGGCTTCGCGTCTTTCGGTATCCCGCTCACGCGATGGCAGACGCCGATCCTCACGGGCAAGTCTGGTGAGGCTGTCCTTGACACTCTTGGTGCCGTTGGAACCGGCCTGTCCAAGCTGCATGGCGGTGCCGTATCTGCACACGATTGGCTGTCGGCAATCCCATACGCGGGCAAGGTGTACCAACACCTGACTCCCGTTGGCTGGGCCGGCAGCGCATTGAAGGCTGCACCTGGGGCGATCGAGTCAACGGGCCGACACCTCGGCGCGCTGTTCAATGCGAAGAACTTCGACGCAACCACAGCGATCGGGCAGAAGGCGGCACAGGCGAGAAGCGGTGAGATCCTTCCGTTCGTCGGCCAGATGCAGGAGAAGATCCTCGGATGGGGTGACGAGCTTGCCCAACTTGGCGTGAAGGATGCTGACGAGTTCCGCCTTGTACTCGAAGGGATGAGGCAGCACCCGTTGCAGAGGGTGAACGACATCGCCAGCACGATGCGCGGCGAGTACATGGGAATGCTTCAGGAGGCGAAGCGGTTGGGTGTGAAGCTGGACGAGTTCATGGACCCGTTCCACCTCACGCAGCAGTACGGTCCCCGTCAGTGGGCGACAGCGATCGAGAACGCAGGTGCGCTGCCAGGCAGTAGCACGGCGTCCGCCCTGCGCGCAACGGATGCAACGCTCCAGGCTGGCCGCGAGCCGATCCTTGGTGGCATCGTTGACGGCACCGCTGGCCTGAACAAGATGCTTGATGACGTGTCGGTGTTTGCCAACAGCGGCAACAACCCCGCAGCCCGCGCGGCGTACATCAAGCAGAACTACCTCCGCGATCCAACGACGATCCTTCAGGAGCAGGTGGCCGCTGGCTTGGTGCCTGCCCAGATGAACAACGCGACTGAGTTGGCGAAGATCATCGCGCAGCAGGAACGGCAGGCGATGAGCCTGACGAAGTTCATCGACAACCTGCCCGCTCAGTTCGCTGAGTCGGCGGGCGGTACGTTGCTTGACCGTGCTGGCAAGGCGATCAAGCTGAAGCCGTTCGGGCACAACCCGATCGACGAGATGATGAACTACGTTCAGCGGTACGGCGACGTTCGTGCGAGGGCGCTGGCGTCCCAGGATCTCATCGCGGAGAACCTGGCTCAACTGGGCGGCAAGATGCCACAGGGAGGTGTGGCGGTAAGCGAGGCGATCAAGCGGGCGGGCCTGACGGACAACATCATCTACGCGACAGGTCAGAGTGGTCCGGTGGGCGCATCGAGTGCGATCCTTGACCGGGTGAACCAGGCGCTGACGGCGGCGGGGCAGCAGCCCGTCACGTCGCTCGCTGGCATGTACCTGCCTGCTGAGGCGGCAACGGAACTGACGCGCGTGCTGAAGCCGTTCCAGGCACCGGAGGCTGTCAACCCGATGGTTCGTGGCCTGGACTGGCTGACGAACCTGTTCAAGACGAACGTGACAACCTACTGGCCTGGGTTCAACATCCGCAACCGGGCATCTGGTGCGGCACAGAACCTTGCTGAGGCGGGCATGCTTCCTGTCGGCGGCTCGAACTCGATGGCGAGCGCCTTGGTTTCGGCCAAGGCAACGCCTGAGATGCTGGAGCTTCCCGGCATGCGTCAGGTGTTGCAGGCTGCTGGTCGCCCCGAGACTCCAGAGGAAGCGGCCAAGCAGATCAGCCGATGGTACACGGCGTACAACGTGCAAGGGCACACGCCGAACCTGGCGCGGGAGATCGTCACGCAGGCTGGTGACAACATCACCATGCCACGAACGCTGGATGATGTCCTGGGCGGGATGGTTGGCCAGACGCCGAAGAGCTACAAGGATGTGGTTGACATCCTGCGGGGTCAGCAGGAAGGAACCAGCTGGGTTCGTCCCTTCGATGTGGCAGGGGTGAACACCTCGCGGGATGTCTTCACACCCGTCGTTGCAGGTCGCGCGGCGGGCGACATCGTTGAGAACATGAACCGCATGCCGCTGTTCATCCAGTCCCTGAAGGAGGGTTACACGCCACTGGAGGCTGCAAAGCGAACGATCGGGACGCACTTCGCGTACACCCCGGAGGCGCTGACCAGCTTCGAGAAGACGATCATGCGGCGGCTCATTCCGTTCTACAGCTTCACCAGGCAGAACCTGCCTCGTACTGTGGGGCGGTTGGCAACGAACCCCGGCGGCTTCGAGGGCACGTTGGCGCGCATCTCTGAGGATCTGCGTGGCGACGGCTTCATCCCGAAGTACATGGGTGAAGGGTTGGCCATCCCGATCGGCGAGCAGACGCCAGAGGGTATGCAGCGATACCTGAACAGGCTGGACCTTCCGGCTGACCAGGCGTTCGACTTCTTCAAGGGGTTCGGTGGCGACCCGATCCAGTCGTCTATCATGGGGTTGCTTGGCCAGATGAACCCCTTGCTGAAGGGGCCAGTGGAGTACGCGGTGAACAAGCAGTTCTTCAGCGGCAGGGAGTTGGGCGATCTGTACAGCATGACGGGCAACCCGTTGGCTGACCAGATCCTGTTCAACTCGCCAGCTGCACGCATCGCAACCACCGCGCGGCAGGCTGTGGATGCTCGCAAGGATTGGCCGACCTTCCTGGCGAACTTCCTCACTGGGGCCAAGTTCACCGACGTGGACATCCCCAAGTACCAGGCCATCGCAGAGCGGGAGTACATCAAGCAGGCGTTGCAGGGCAGCCCGGCGATCGGGAAGTTCGAGACGCTTGCTGTGCGGCCCGATCAGGTGGGCCAGCTGTCGCCTCAGCAGTTCGAGTTGATCCAGCTGCAACGGCTGCTGGAGAAGCGAGCGAGAGATGCGAAGAAGATTCGAGTGCAGTAAACGAAGAGAGCCGGCCAAGTGGCCGGCTCTCCTCTTTCAGTCGTCGTCTGCGTCTGACGTTGGCGCGTCATCCCATCTGTTCGTCTTCGCGAAATCCAAGGCGTAGTCCGTGATCTTGTCGATCGCCCGGTACAGCGCCAGGATCTCATCCACACCAACGGTCAGCTGAAGGACAGGCTTGTCGCTTCCGTCATGGATTCGCAGGATGAACTCAAACTGCGGTTTGCCCATGTCGTTGAACGTGATGTTCGCGTTGCACAGCGCCTTCAG